CGTTTGGCTTCCCCTTGGGCTTGATCATGGAAGCATCGCTTCCAGCCGGAAAGCAAAGCACGTCAAACGCCAGACTTTTCCCGCCCATAACCCATGCGCCCTTGGAGTCAAGGCGCGGTACGCGAACTGGAACGCACAACGTATGCTTACGAGTTTCGCCATCTTTTTGGTTAACCGATACGCCTTGCGGCGCGCCTTTGCCCTGTGCTTTCGCTTTCTTTGCCATTGTTGTTACTCCTCATGTTGTGGGTTGTGGGTTGTGATACTATCCTCTATCCTCATCTTCTATTGCCACAACCACCTGAAAAGCATGCTTCTGGTGGCTTGCGCCATCCAGGTGCTATCAATGGGACGACGGGTTAATACCACCAGAGCGCACATTACGCTCCCTCTCTATAATCTGTATAAAAACAAATACTTATAATATATAGCCACGTATCTTACTATTATTATTATAATATTATATTATATTATTATATTATTATTAGTATAGTTATATTATATCTTCCCCCCTATAGTCCCCCCAGAGCACAACCTAAAGGCTGACTCTTCTGCTTCTGCAGGCCCAAAGAGACCTATTTTTTAATCATTAGTTCTACAAAAACAAACACTTACCACCCTTTTTAAAATTGGAAAAATATTTTTGGAGAGAAATTTGTGCATAAGGTGCGAAGCACCGCTATATATTGTGGTTTTGGAAAAAATGACATCGTTTTTGGAGGGACTTTTTTACTTCCTTTTTTGCAATTCCCGAAAAAAACGATGGTCTTTTAAAATTTTTATTTCGAAATATTTTAAAAGGTTACGAGGTCTTGAAAAAATAGTTGGTTGTTAAGTGCCTCTAAAATTGTATATCTGGTCAAGGGGGGAAGATTCTATCTTCCTAAAAATGCGTCGAGGTATCTATATGCCAGGAGAGATTCCTGTTACGGGTGACATTGAACCCGAGAATGAAGAGTTGAAGAAACAAAGATTCGCGCCCGGTAAAAATGGGAGGCGTTCAGCCGAGGGCACTACAGCCCTTGCTTTTACATCCACGGATCTCATTGATCCGAAGCTTCTGAAACCTGGAGTCATCAACGACAAAGGGATGCTCGCCCGGCTCTATTCTGCCGGTCTCACCCACGAGGAGATTGCCGACTATTTCGGAGTCACTCGTGTTGCAGTCACGAAGATGATCATGCGCGAAGGTTTGGAACGGGATCTCACAGACCCCATCGCGTTTAAAGAAAATATGCATGACGAGATCCTACGTCGCATGGAAATCCTCCTGCGTTATATGAGTCCCGATAAGATGAACAAAGCTTCCTTGTCCCAGCTAATCATGGCCTTCGGCACGCTGTATGACAAGATGCGACTCCATCGCGGAGAGAGCACGGCTAACGTGGCCTCCGTCAACATACACAAGATAGATCCATCCGATCTCAAACACATTCGGGAAATTATATCTCGGCAGACAGCGAAGAAACTCACAGAGGTAAAGAAAGAGTATGAACTTCAAGATTCGCTATAATGGCGCTACCATTCCCGTTCTTTTCGTAGAACATGACGCACTCACGAAGATTGGGGTGGACATAAAGGTTCTTGAAGATGGTGAGTTTCTTTTCGGTATGTACCGTTCCTTGCAGCAGATCATACTCCTCAACAAAGAACACAAACAATGGTTTGAAGTTTTCATGCACGAGCTTCTTGAATACGTAAAGACAGCCTACGGGGTGGACATAGATCACGATCACCTCTCAGTCATATCCAAGGTTCTTGCAGACATCATGAAACAGAATAAGAAAGAGTTTATAAGAATGTTGGAGGAAGATAATTGAAAATAATAATGAAAAAGCTATTTTTGATTTTGGCAATCCTGATTTTCGCAGCACCCGTAATGGCGCAGACATGGCACACGGCAAACCAGGTCACGCTCACATGGGACGCGGTGCCAAAGGTGGCAACGACAGACAGCGCAAACAAATATCAGGTGTATATCAAGTTTCAATCAACGACCGCCGCGCCTGTTCTGGTCGGAAGCGAGATCGAGGCGACCCAGCAGGCGGTGAGCTTTTCGGCCGAGGGTCGTTATTACTTATGCGTCGATGCAGCCAGATACCCGCAAGGCGAGACTCAGCCGGTGCGGTCAGAGATTGCCTGCTCACACGATGCGGCGTCAACAGCAGACGGAACGCCATTCGGCGTTAAATACTTCATCCACCCTACCAAGCCTGGAAAGCTACGAGTGGGGAACTAAATGCAACTACTAATCCGCAATTTCGACAGCACCAATCCCGACCCCGACCTTGACCGGCAGGGGTGCCGCAAGCGCGGTATGTGCGATGCGGTCATGCCGGACGGCCATGTGTGGGGCAGGCTTGAGGGATTACCTAAGTTTGTCATTATCAAATGCGCCATAACTGATGAAGACCTCGCTCCCTACGTTGGATTGCGTAAAGTCTGGCGGGATGTGCTGGACTACGAAGTGACCGGGCAGAATATCAACCAGGGTTGGTACGATGTTCGCGTGTTTGAAACGGCGTCCAGCCCTTCTGGTTTAAATGCGATCATTGGTGCCAAGGCTTCCAAAATCCAAGGATATCTTACACGCTGGGGCTGCATCAATATCGTTTTAGGCGCTAACCAAATCTCCTTCCGTTTCCGCCTTTCGGCAGCGGTGCAAAGCCAGGAGTTTTGGGACGTAACGGCTGAGCAGCTTGCAGCGGTATCGTTTAACATCGACTCCTACACTAACGGAGTCGGCACCGTTACCGTTACCGTTCCGCAGGCAACCAAGCCGGAGATGGTAACGTATAAAATCCTTGAGCGTGGAGGCGCAATCGTTTCCGCAGCGCATCCGGTCTATACGTTTACAATAGAGCGTAGGACGATCTTGCAGAGTTTTAGGAGCGACATCAAGCGCAAGGCCGAGCAAGTCTATATGTATCAACAGCATCGAATCAACGAAGCCACGATGGGCGCAGCGGTTGCGGCGGGTGGGTATCTCACGTTGACCAAGGCCGAATTGCTTGCGGCGATCCGAAACATGGCGGCTGAATAATGGCTGATAAAACCGTAACAGTAAAATCAGCAGACGGTGACTACACTACCCTCAATGCAGCTTTCTCTGGTGAAGATGGAGCCACCTTTGACGCCTTCACTGGCGTATTGCATATTGTCTGTTATAATTTTGAGGATACAACTCTTGCTAATCAGGGGACCGGATTCGCAGACACAAGCGCAACCCATTATGTATCCATAGAAGCATACGATTCGCACGGCGGCAAATGGAGCACGAGCGCTTATCGTCTAAATGGGTCTCCACCACTCCACGGAATAGTATTAAATGTAAGAGCGGGATACAGCAGGATTACAGGGCTGCAATTAACATCGGCAGTGACGGCAAACCGATACGATCTTTTATCAATAGACACGGGTTCATCTGGATATACGGTCGTCGATAGTTGTATTTTAAAAGGACCGGGAGCTTCTGGAGCTACTTACACCAATGGGCTTTATCATAATAGTTATAATTTAAATGTTTATAATTGTATCGTTTATGATTTTTCTTCGGAAGAGCAGAATAGAGGATTCGGAACCGGAAGCAGCGGTACAGCAAATTTTTTTAATTGTACCGCTGTAAATTGTTTTATAGGTTTTTTGCGTGAAGCCGGTACTTGTAACGCGACGAACTGCGGATGCTCCGGTTGCTCAACAGGGTTTAGCGGTACTATAACACAGACCACCTGCTCAACCTCTACTCCAACCTTTCTTGACGCTGATAACGACGATTTCCACTTAGCGTCAGGCGACACGACCTGGAAAAACCAAGGTACCGATCTCTCCGGCACCTTCACAACAGACATAGACGGAGACACCCGCCCAACAGGGGCCGGCACATGGGACATCGGGGCGGATGAATATATTGCGGCGGGTGGAAGCATAGTGCCATTGTTACTCAACCAGTATCGAGCACGAAGAGTTTAACATAGTTATCTTTATAACTATTTGCTATGTAATAAAAACTATACTTAGAGCCATGTATGTGATAAAATGGAGGTACGATGAAAAAGCTAATCGCCATCATCGCTTTTTTCTTACTAACCGCATTACCTGCCCTTGCCATCACCGTCAACCTAACCTTTGAGTGGGATCCCAACCAAGAGACAGACCTTGCAGGCTACCGCCTGTATATGTCGTCCACCAGCGGCATGAAAAAATGCCTATGCATAGTTCAGGGTGGTGGTGGAGGTGGTGCTGGTGGACTCAATACAGATTCGGCTGGCGGTGGAGGTGGCGGCGGTGGATGCGCGATCAAGCTTTTAACGTCAACCAATATTGGGGCCAGCAAAGAAGTCTATGTCGGAGGCGGAGGTGCAGCCACAAGCAATGGACAGGCGTCGAGAATAGGTGCTTCGGGATCTGAGTTGCTCATCGGTGGTTACGGCAGCGCAGGCGCGGCAGGAGTTATTTACATCATAGAGTTTTTAGGATAGGCGATGGCAGACTACATTTACTTAGAGGACGGCAGCGGGAAACTTCTACTGGAAAGCGGCGATGCTTATTTGATGGAGCAATCGACGCCTGCTGTCACTCTTAGGCTATCGTCCAACATCGCAGCCGCCGCAGCGACAGATACGACTTATCAGCTTTCGGCCCCATCCGGCAAAAGCAGTTCGGATTTTCAGGCTGGAAAAATCAGTGACGATACTAATCCGATCACAACCGACCTTGCGAGCGGCAAGTACACTGAACTTGAGTGGTCCTGCAAGACGGCACTCGGCCTTGCAGATGGCGATGAGATCGAGTTTCGTATCACCAACGCCGGGACGGTGATTGACACATATACGGTAACTCCGAAGATTACGATTGGGGCTGGAGCAACAACTATAGTACCAATTTTATTACGACAGTATAGAGTAAAGTAAGGATTAACTATAATGGGGAATAAAACAAGCTATAAAAGAGTTGCATCGGCTCAGATTACAACTAAACCTGGGGTTCTCCATGCCTATGCTGTAGGAACTAATGGGATGAATGATGCTACAATTAAAATATATGATACAGACAGTGCCGCATTAGCAGCCGATACCAATTGTATGTGGGAATGTACTGTCCCCTCAACTGGTATGTATGGAGGTAGAAATGTACTTCCAAGAGGGTTGGATTTTAAAGTTGGTTTATATGTAGAATTAATTGGTGCCGGTGCTTTCTATTTTATTGAATATAAGTAAAGGAGTTTAGTATGCGTTTTCTTAGACAGAATACAGCAACAATAGTAACAGTAGGTCCGTTCTATGATAAAACGGATGGTGTCACTATTGAAACTGGATTGACTATTACCAACGAAAAAATTTCGGCTACAGTGGATTTAAACGATGGAAGCGCACCAACTCTTGTGTTAGATAACGTGACTGGCGCTACTTCCGGCACATCTAACGATCTAAATTACATTACCAACTGCGATGCTGGATTGATGCAACTTGAACTTGCAGCCGCCAATGTAAACTATGTGGGCCGGTTTTTTCTAACGATAACCGATGCGGCGAACCATGTTCCAGTGTTTCATGAGTTTACTATTCTACCAGCAAACGTGTATGACTCGTTCATCCTCGGGACTGACTATCTGCAAACTCATGCCGTTGAAATTACTAACGACCTGATTACAGCGGCGGCGATTGCGAATGGTGCTATTGATGCGAACACTTTTGCGGCAGGAGCAATTAATGCGGCGGCGATTGCGGACAGCGCCATTGATTTGGCGACCTTCGCAGCGGACGCCAAGACCGGATCGGCGCTCAAGGCAAACGTCGAAACGATTACTGCGGGGGCGATCACGGCAGCAGCCATAGCAAATGGTGCAATCGACAACGCGACCTTCGCGGCTGATGTTGGAAGCACGGCATATGCCACCAACATAATCGCCCTGGCGGCGGACAAGGCAATCGCTAATGCTGCTCTTGCTACGCAAGCAAGTGTAAACACGATTGACGATTTACTTGATACTGAGGTTGCTGCTATTTTGGCGGATACAAACGAACTGCAAACCGACCTTGTTAATGGAGGTCGCCTCGATCTGTTGATTGACGCAATAAAGGCGAAAACGGATTCGCTCACTTTCACCGTGGCCGGAGACGTTGACTGCAATGTGCAGACTTGGAAGGGCGCAGCGGCCCCGGATATGACCGGCGATGCTTACGCTCGTTTGGGCGCCCCTGCCGGAGCTTCGGTCAGCGCCGACATAGCCGCGATTGAGGCGCAGACTGACGATATCGGGGCAGCAGGCGCAGGCTTGACGGGGATTCCGTGGAACGCCGCATGGGATGCTGAAGTCCAGAGCGAAGCAGCCGATGCACTCAATGCCTACGATCCTCCAACTAAGGCCGAGCTTGACACCGGGCTTGACGCACTGCCCACCGCAGCCGAAATAAAAACTGCTATTGAATCTGCTGGTAGCCATCTTGATTTGATCCTTGCGGATACCGGAACAGATGGGGTGGTAGTTGCTGCTGGATCTAAAACTGGCTACACGTTGTCCGATGCCGGGGTGGATGCTGTGTGGGACCGGGCCAGTTCATTGACGTTGAGCTTCGAGACTTTGCTGACTCGCGCCTACCAGATGATCAACAACAAGATGGAAGTAACCGACGCGGACGGCACCGTGAGCCTTAAAAACATTGGAGCGTCAGGGGAGATTGCTTCCGGCAGCGTGACGGATAACAGCACTACCACTACCCGGCTAGAACTGACATGGGCATAAAGGGGACAGACATGGACATCAAAGCGATTCTTGCAAACTTCACAAGCGAAAAAGAGTTCACGGTGGAAGGTCAAATCCGCTGGCTGCAAAAGCAGGGGTTCACCCAAGACCAGATCGACCATGCGATTCTCAAGGTCTATTTTGACTTGGAGCGTGGCTGTATTCCCTGCAAGTGGAACACCGGAGCGGAAGTAGTTTATATGCCCGGTGATCAGCCAAAGTCCGGTGAGCATTGGGAAGGCGGCCCGATCAGCACCGGAAACGACCTTGACCAGTATTTGCTCAAAACGGCGAAAGACATTCGCACGAAGGAGCTATCCGACAAGGCCGCCGCGCTGGGGGATCTGGTTGCCAAGATGAAATCCCAATGGGAGGCCGACGCGGCCAAGGCCAACGCCAAACCTGGTTTCTTCGCCCGTATGTTTAAAAAGAAGGAAGCCGAGGCATGAACTATAAGCCATTTTGCGGCTACTGGTTTTACGGGGGCGCTAACGCTAATCAACGGGCTGCTTTCTATTGCTCATGGGGGTTAATGTCGGTTGCGGCTTTGGTGGGTGGGGTATCAAAAGCGATATTTTCTATCTATTATAAATTCAGGAGGCAGTAAAATGAACTACCTAGCTTGGGTTGGGTACAGTTTTTTTAACGCCTCTACAGCGGCAAAGCGAGCCTCGTTATTTGCTTCCTACGGCCTGCTTGAAACGGCTCCTGGATATACGCCGCCAACTTTTGTTAAACGCCTACAGGATTGGTTTTGGGAATTCTTTTAAAAGGAGTAGTATATGGGACGAATAAATGATGGGCAAGTAGTTGTGGATTTCCCACACCACAATATTCACAAACAGAGATCTTTTATAGTTTCTGATTATGATTCTGATGTTGATATTGCCGGGCCAAAATATTATAGATTCACAACTCCGAATACGGATATTCAGGTTCATTTTACATTTCAGGTTTTTGGTAACGCTGCTGGTACAGTGGAGTTTTATGAGAATCCTACTATAAATGCTGCTGGTAGTGCTATGACAGCGTACAATATGTATAGGCATGGTGATTCAGTACCGGATGCTACTCTTCTTGTTAAATATGATTCTACCACTACCTCAGATGGTACGCGAATATTTATCGCTCGTGTCGGCACCACTGGTATTCCAGTAGAAACTTCTGGAGGATCCGTCGGTTCTCGACTTGAGTTCGTACTAAAGAAGAACGAGGATTATATTTTAAAGTTTACATCAGATGCGGATAATAATAAACTCTGGGTGGACTTTATTTGGTATGAAGTTCTCGAAAAGTAGGAGATTATGGATAAATATAAACAGAAAGAAGATGCTGAAGAGGCAATTAAAAATTACAACCAGTCTGCCAAGAAACAGGAGAACGATCTTCGAGCGAAGGGTGTTGCTGAGAAGATGGTACTTCGTAAAAATGTTCTGGATTCGTTGGACGAAGATTTCAAGAATGCTGGGCAGACTGAATATGAACGTAAAATTTTTGGAAAGTAAGGAGAGATTATGAAAACAGCTAAATATGTTCTTGCAGTTTTGCTTTTGGGTTTTGTGTGCATAGGCGCAATGTGTCAGCAACAGATCCTAACGCCGGATAAGATGACAGTTAAGCAAAGGGCTACGTTTGCAATGAACTTGTATTCCAATGCCTACGATAACTATCTGGCTCAGTTCGCTGCAACACCTCAACCTATTACTGGAGCTACGAAGGAATATTTTCAAGCTTACAAACAGATGATGGAAGTTGCGTATCCTATCGTTACTACCTATAGTCAGATTGCTGTAATTGGTGGGACTCCATCTCCTGAACAGGAGCAGGCAATTTTAACCCTCATCTATCAGATGCAGGCTATTCTTATGAAAGGGATGGTGAAATAATATGGCTGCTGACGCGATTGTTGTTGCAGGAATTACCGCAGGTACTTCAATTATTATCCAGGGCATGCAGGCATGGATTGAAATGGCGAGAGCCTTGGGGCAGACTGAGGCGGAGATTGATGCTGCTTTTGTTGCTGCTAAACTCAGGTTTGAATCGAAGACTCCCGATAAATTGCCCAATGCGTGAGGTGTATGATGGCAGAAACTAAGTTTGAAATTGTTTTGAATAAGTTGAAACAGCCTTCTACTATTAAGGGATTGCTTGGTATTGCCAGCATCGTTGCTCTTCGATTTGGGGTTACTCTTGATCTCACAGTGGAAGACTTGCAGACTATTGTAGAAAGCGCAGCGGCTCTTTATTTTAGCATCGCCATTCTGTGGCAGAAGTCGTAGCTATGGAAAACAAACACGGTCTCGTCGCTCATCCCACATTTTGGAAGTTGAGTGATGAATACATCTCAAAACAGTACGAGGGGTGAGGCCCAGGTAAATTTGGGGACAAGGTTGTTCCAGATACTTTCTACGGTCTTTCTGTTAAGGTGGCTTGACAGATCCACGATCATGATTATGAGGTGGGTCGCACCTTACAGGAAAAGATGGAAGCTGATTGTAGATTGTTGCACAATCTCTACATAATGATTCAGAGTGAACCCACCAATTGGCTTACATCTCTTCGTTATGAAAGGGCAATTAATTATTACGAAATGGTTTCGATATTTGGACGGGGAGCGTTCTTCAAAGATTAGGGGGATCTATGGGAGTTACTGAACGTCAGATTTTAGAATTGACTTCAGCGTTAGATTGTTTCACATGGCTTACTCAGAACAATATAACGCTGTCTCATGGCCCCTGGAGATTGAAGGGACATGAATATCAACTGGCTTGGTTACAGGAAACTGCAAAGGAACAATGTTTTATTAAAGGCGCTCAGACAGGATGCACTGAAGCATTGGTTCTTCGAACCTTACATGGTATGATCTACCAGCATTATCCGCAGGGAGCTGTATATCTATTCCCAACACGAGATGATGTCAAGGATTTCTCGAAGGCACGGTTTGATCCTCTGATTGCTGGCAACGGTTGTATTTCCAACCATGTTCAAAACACAGATGCAACAAACATTAAACAGATAGGTCGTGCGTTTCTTTATCTTCGTGGTGCTCGTATCACAAAGAATATTTCAGGAGCCAAGAAGAGTTCATCTCAATTGAAATCAATTCCAGTAGATCGTGTGGTCTTCGACGAACGAGATGAGATGGACGATTCGATGGTAGAGTTGGCGAGGGAACGTGTATCCCATTCGGATGTTCAAGAAATTATCTCCCTTGGTACACCTACTATTCCAGACTATGGAATTGATAAGATGTATCAGGAATCGGATCAACGAGTATGGATGATTCGGTGTGAGAAGTGCAACAAGTTTACTTGTCTTGAACTGGAATTTCCAACCTGTATAATGCGAAGACCCGATGGAGAAGCGTATCGTGGATGTGTTCATTGTCAGGAAGAGATATTTCCACACAACGGACAATGGGTTCCACAGTATCCTGGAAGAGAAAAGGTAGGTTGGTGGATTTCACAACTGAATTCATTGTACGTTAAACCTGGGTACATTCTCGATCTATACGAAGACCCACCCAATGGGGATCTCTCAGAAGTAATGAACTCCAAGTTGGGTCGAGCCTACATACCAGCAGAAAATAGATTGACCTCTGCTGAAGTCTACGCTTGTTGTGGTAAGGATCCAATGTTAATGAAGCACGATGGTCCTTGTGGTATGGGTGTTGATGTTGGGAGGGAACTCCACGTTACGATTGGATACAGAACCAGTAGAAGAAATGTTAAGATAATCTACATAGGTCGAGTATCTTCTTTTACAGACCTACACGATCTCGGTAAAAGGTATGGAGTTAGGAGTTCTGTAATAGATCTGAAACCCGAGACAAGAAAGGTGAGGGACTTCCAAACTTCTGAACCATACTCGATTTTTGGGTGTGACTACGTAGAAACCAGAACTGGTATGACGGCGTGGGATGAGAAAGAACGGGTTATTAAATGCAACCGCACAGAGATCTGCGATATGTCCCATGATCTTGTTACTGAACCGGGGAGATTGGAACTACCTCGTAGAAACACAGAAATTGATCAGTACGTGAGGGAGATGTGCAACATCGCAAAGGTGTTGGAAGAAGATATGGACACGGGCAATCGTGTGTATCGCTACAAAAAATTAGGCCCGGATCACTATCGACACTCTACTAACTATTTATTGTTGGCTTGTGATAGAATAGGATCCGTCAACGATAGTAAACTAATTGGACTTTATTATGATCGCCGTAGACGGCGTAACTTTATGACTGCATAAAGATAATGGGAGGAGTTTGTTATGCCTACGATTCATTTTATTTCTGGGGATAAACTTGTGGTAGACCCAGAGGAATTTAAAGCTGTTAATGCTCGTATGATTTTTGGTGGAACCAAGTTTGTTCGTCTCAAAAGTGGAGATTTGGTTTCTTTAAACAGCACGACAATCGAATATATTTCTATGGAAGACATGCCCACTCCTGCTCCTGCACCCGCTCCTGAACCTGTAGTTGAAGAACAGGTTACTAAATCTGAAGAGATTATCCAGAAGGTGGAGGAAATTAAAGCTACAGCGCAGGACAAACAGAAAGAATTCATCAATGAGATGATAGCAAAATCTTCTTGCACACATCAGCCCGACCAACTCATCGTTATGAAGTCTGGTGGTAAGAAGGGATTGCGATATTTTAAAGTTTGTTCTTTCTGCGGATGGCGTGATCGTTTTATGAAAGAGAATTTGCTTACAGAGGAAGAGAAAGAGAACGCACCGTTCTATCAGGGTCAGGAGATCTAAATGTTTGAGGGATTGATAAAATCTAAAAAACTGGACAAAGCCAAGGAATTATTTACCGAGGCTGTATCTGCTGATAGAACGTGGCAGAAAGAGGCGAGAGAAGATTTCGCATTCAGGGATGGATTCCAGTGGACCTCCAATGAACGTAGATTGTTGCAAGATGAGATGCGTCCATGTCTTACCTTCAATCTAACTAAATCAAGTATTGATCTTATTATGGGTATGAACGAAGATAATAGGATTGAATACAAATGCGGACCAGTTGATCGGACAGATGGATTTCTTTGTGATGTCCTCAACGATCTTGCATATTGGTTGCAGCAGAACAATAGATTTGGTGATGAAGAAGACGATGCTCTTGAGTCGGCAGCTACGGCTGGTCGTGGTTATGTAGCCATTGATTTTGCCCCAGATCCTAAAAGGTTCGGGGACATTATCATGCAGGAAATCAACGTACCTGTTCATGAAGTTCACTTCGATCCCTCTGCAAGAAAACGAGACTTGTCCGATGCATCCTACATTTTTTGGGATCGTTGGCTTTCTGTAGCAGATTTTCGAGTAAAGTATCCCAAGATCAAGAAGAAACAGATAGAGGATTTTATAGCTGGATCGGCAGGATCGAAGGATCCTTGGAGTGCGGCTACTCCATTTGATGCTGATGCCATGAATCGTGATACTCGTGGTGTTGACTATGCATCAGACACGACAGACTATAACACTCCCCTTGATTCTGAATTCTATGATCGCAGTAAGAATATGATTCGTGTTGTTCAGATGGAATACTGGGATGTGTTTAAACGTAACTACGTATTTTATCCCAAGGACAAACAGTGGATAGAGATTACTGGAATTCCCCTGAAAGAAGCTGAAGCTGCTTTCATGGAAGATTTTCCTGGTCAGCAGTTCATGGTTGAGACCATGATGGATAAGAAGGTTAAGTGGATGCAGTTCACTGGGGATGACATCCTCTTTGAAGGTGATTCTCCACTTCCGTATCCTGGGTTCTCGATCTGTCCTACATTTGTTTACGCAGATGCTTCGAAGCGTACAGCGAATCATTATGGGATTGTCAGACTGATTAAAGATCCTCAACGAGAGGTCAACAAGAGATGGTCGCAAGCGTTGCATCTCTTGAACCAACAGGCTCAGCCGGGGGTCTACGCAGAAACAGATGCCTTTGTAGATGTGAAACAGGCTGAAGCATCGTTGAAAGAAGCTGGTAGCATCACTTGGGTAAATCCAGGTGCTATGAATAACAAAATTAAAGAGCGAACGGTGCCTCGATTTCCAGATGCTCCCATGCAGATGGAGCAGTTTTCTCAGGAAATCATTAAAAAGATTACAGGTATCAACCCAGATCTTTTGGGGCAAGACAGAGGGCGGCAAGAACCGGGAGTGGTTATCCGACTCCGACAACAGCAGGGCTTGGTGTTGCTTAAGCCCCTCTTTAAATCGTTCAACAATATGAAGCGCGATCTGTTCATGAGACAACTCGCTGTCATTATGGAATATATGCCTGATTCCCAGATTCTCCGTATTCTTGGAGAGACTGATCGTTATGCAATAGATCCCAACACTGGTATTATTACCGACAAGATGACTGAGAGACAGGCTAACATTCGAGAGATCAAGAACATCCAGTATAATGTTATAGCTGAAGAGAGTGCTGGCAATATGACGAAACGGATGTTGGAGCTTACAGCTCTTCTTGAAATGCAGAAGGGCGGGTTCCCTGTCGAACCGTCTCAGATCATCGAGAAGATGTCCATACCTGACCAGGATAAGCAACGATGGATGCAGTATATCCAGAGTCAGCAGGAATCCCAGGCTCAGGCTGCTCAGGAACAGTTCCAGGCACAGATGCAGATTGAAGCTGGTAAATTGTCGGCTCAGGATAAAGCTACTGTCCTGAACTTCCTGGCGCAAATTACGAAGGTAAAGCAACAGCAGCGTAAAGACGACATTAAGGTGGCGCAGACTGCTGCAACATTGAACCAGCAAGATCGACAGATGAGAGCTGGTCTCATGACAGACATTTTGAAGCTGGCTAAAGAATACAGTTCTGAACAATTGGCTGCTACACAATCGGAAGGAGAAGTTAATGGGGGCGCTCAAGCCGAACAATGATAAGTACCGCAAGTTGTGGAAAATCTGGGGAAAGAATATGAATCCCTCGGAAGAATATGTGATCAACTACGACAAGGTTCATTGGGGAGAAGGAACTAAGAAAGTAGTTGTAGAAAATCAAAAGTTAGCAAACCACTACATTATACACTTTGAGAGGTAGTGCTCTCCCCCCACTACCACTCAAACCTCGGGAGAGGGGCTTCGGCCCCCTCCCGTTAAATCAGGAGGAGTTATTATGGGCGACACAGAGTTTATTGATGATTTGATGGAAGAGCAGGGAGAAGGTACTGGTGAAACAGAGCCAGCCGAGAAAGTAGAAGAGGTCGTAGAGACCGCGCTATCCAAGCGAGAAAAAGGATTCTACCAAGAGATGCGTGCTGAACGCGCAAAGCGTCAAGAAATCCAGAGTCAGTTGGATAAGTTGAGTGGCACGGTCAGGGCAATTCTGGAAACCAAAGCACAAGCTGCTTCTGCGCTTCCTGAGGGCGGTAAGAAATTCCAAGGAATTCCTATCGCTGAAACTGAAGAGGGGGATCTTTATCTCCCCGAGGATCACATAGCCAAGATCCTTGAACCCTATCAAAGAAAGATTGAAACTCTGGAGGGCTATCTCCAGCAAACCAACCAGTCAAGGAATACCGAGACCGAAGCGGCAAAGGTAATCCAGGCTATCGTTGGTGAGGACGAGTCGTATACTCCGGCGTATCAAAAGTATACAGCGGCTCGAAAATTTGTAGAAGACAAGGTGATAGAATTTCAACGGGAAAATGGAGTTCGTGGTAAAATGACTCCTGGGCAGGCTCTTGACTATGTGTTTGATGAGCAGGCCGAGAAAGAGTTCTCCTTAAAATTCCCCGGACTACCGTTGGACGAGATTGTACAGGCAGAAGATTCACAGCGCAACTTCCGTAGGATGTTGAAGAGCGTGTCTAAAGTAACTGCCGACTCTCGTGAAACTCCACCTGTAGGGGCCAAGTTCAAGAAACTGTTATCGAAACCCTCTGGTCTTGGACAGACTCCTAACGCCAAAGCTGGGCACATGAATGTTTCCGAAAAGGTTGGGTCTCTTTCACCCGACGATATTTTCAATCTGAACGACGCACAGATAAGAGCGTTGGAAGCAGCTCTCGCCCAGGAAGAAAGAGAAGGAGGGGTTAATTTCTAACCTAACATTCCTGGAGGAATTTTATTATGGCCGTTACTAGTTTCGGGACCAACGACGCGCAAACAGTGAAAATCTGGAGCGCACTAACTATGCGGGATATGCTGAAATCCACCCTGATCTACAAGTTTCTTGGGACGGGGAAGGATGCTATTATTCAGCGTCTCACGGATCTTGAAAAGACCGCTGGTGATACCATTAAGTACGACCTGCTCATGCAGATGTGCTAACTCTCGTCTGCCCACTAACTGATAGGAGATTTATGGAAGTAAAAGATCAGGAAGTTTGGAAAACAACCGGAAGAATTGCTGGGACACCCTAACGTATAGTCGAGGGCAATCAGCAGCCGATCCTCTGAAAGATTATAAAAGTAAGAGGCAGGTTCACAGACTAATCCCTGAGATAAATCAATCAATAATGGGAACACGAGTATCCGGGCCGAAAGGTAAGATATAGTCGGAACTTTAAGGAAACTTAAAGAAGTAAAATTTAAATAATTTTACGATAACATATTTGGAGTGGTGCAGGTGTCACAGGCGATAATCGTATGCGCGACTTTGAAGAGGCTCTGGTGTACTACCAGGATTCTGTCGCCATTGACCAGCTTCGGAATGCTCACGCTTTCCGGCGTATGAGTCAACAGAGGACTCTGCACGACATGCGTATGGATGCCAAGACGAACCTTGCTGATTGGTTCGCTGGTAAGCTCGACGAGTATATGTTCCGTTATCTTTGTGGTGATACCACGATTAGCCATGCCAATACCGGCACGGCTCCCGATTCCACTCACTACATTATGTCTGGTGATGTGGCGCAGGGTACTGTTCTTGCCACGCAGGAAGCTTCGCTGGGTTCCAACGATCAGATTTCTTTGGCTGATTTGGACTACGCGAAAGAGACTGCTAAAACCCTGTCCCCCATGATTCGCCCCGCGATGATTGATGGTCAGGAATACTATGTTGTCGTCATGCATCCGTACTCTGTGACGGATCTGCGTCTTGACATCGCCAACAGTGCCTACGTTGATTGGCCCACCATTCAACTGTATGCTAACAAGAGAGGTCTTGACAATCCTTTGTTCACTGGCGCTCTTGGTGTGTACAATGGCATGATCATGTTTGAGAGCACCCGTATCGTTAGCTCTTCCTATGCGGCTACTGCCAACACTGTTCGTCGTAATCTGTTCCTCGGCGCTCAGGCTGGTGTGTTCGCTCAGGGCAACGCCTACGATTCTCTTGAGCAGGGTCGTGTTGGTAAGGACAATCTCATGTCCTGGTATGAGGAGACCGATGATTACGGCAATGAGAAGGGTATCGCCGTCGGTTGTATCTTTGGGATGAAGGCCACTCGCTTTAACTCCAAGGACTTCGGCAAGATCGTCATTTCGTCTTACTCTGCTACGCATCAGGCGTAACTTATAATCTCGCTCGGAGGAGCGTGTAGGCATTCATCGTAAGGTGCCGTTGCTCCTCCGAAGCATTTAAAGGGGATCGTAACCCCAAGGAGATACTATGGCTGCTGGTCTTAATTTTAAATTCACGACTTCTTCTGGTGAGACTATCGACCTCACCTCTACTGCCACCAACCCGGATGCGGTTCCTACCGCTACTCCCCGTGAGGGTGGGTTTGTTCTTCGCAATCGTTGGAATTGTAACAACCTCTCCGCTGCCAACAAACAGACGTTCGGCCCTTTCTCGGCGTCTATCACGGCTTCTGCGAAGAGTGCCAACATTATCAAGGTTCTGAAAGTTCCTGAGAGAACTTTGGTGAAGGCTCCTGTTGAGGTATTTGCTGTGGCGTCTGAAACTATTCCCGGTCACGCCACCCTTGGAGCTGCTACGAAAGCGTCTTTGAACTCTGCTGGTGCTGCTGGTGTTCTCGGCTTCACCGCTTTGGCGTATAAGACTCCTTCTCATGTTGCTGCGTCTACTGTTCGTTTTGTTGGAACGACTCTCAACGGGCAGACTGTCACTGCTGGTTGTGCTCTTGGTGGAGTTCCCATTGCCAAATTTGATTCGCATGGTGGTGGGTTCGATACGGGTCTTGTTGAGGCGGTTGATGCATCCATGACCGCTCCGGCTCTTGGAATGGTTAATGCAGCGGCTAATGCTGCGTCGGCGAAATACACCGCTGTTACGGGTTTGTATTTCCCGTATGGTGGTTACGTTACTATGACTCTTGGCCCCAACAACACCGCATTGGGTGCAATGGCTTCGTCCAAGGGTGCTTCTCAGGCGAAAGGTCTGTATGGCTACATGACCGGCACTTGGGAAGTTCAGGCTGATTGTCAGTACGTGCCTGAGTGATCAATGATTGTTGAAAGAGGGGCTTCGGCCCCTCTTTTCAAGGGAGAGAATATGATTGCGATGCTTGATCGCCACAGTTATATTGATGTGGATAAGATAGATTGTATCAGTGGGGACTACAGATCTGAGAAAGAAAGTGAATGGGTTACAACTGTTCTCATTGGTGGGTTCTCATTGGAGTACAAGGGTCAAATGGGGAGAGAGATAATGAATGCGTATGAGTGGAAGTTTAAAACCTCCACCTACGATTTTATCACAGGGTCGTCCACCTATAAACGGGCGATAAAGTAACGGAAGAGGGGGAAAACATGGGGTTTCTTCAAAGTCCAGAAATGATTTATCAGACCATGCAGTATGCTGGTAAGGCTCTTAGATGGGCACAGGAAGATTGGTTCACATTCTTTTCAAGATTGAATGCTCAGGGTTTTGTATGGGATAACGAAGACGGTAGGTTGCGGCAGAAGGGTTGGATGGCATTGCAGGCCAATACTCCTTGGTGCCATACCTGTTCTTCTTGGGAAAAACATTGTGCCTTCGATCACAACATCATCTTTAATAACTGGAAGATTATTCATCCTCGCTGTCTTGAGTGTTGGAAGGTAGTGGTTACTCCTCGTACATTTCATGAGTTGATGCTTCTCGAAGAGTTGCAGGGAAAACTCATGTTTGATTCCAAATGTGGTATCGAAATGAGAGACTACACTCCTAAGTTCTATGGCGGGTACTTCTATAATAGTTCGTTGGATGCTGGCCGTGCTCGTTGGAAAGAAGTTAAGGATGCTGTCTCTGAATTCATTTCACCTGAAGTTGGAAATTCTGTCATCCTTAAACGTGGTTGTACTGAGTACGAAATGGTGAAGGGTCCATCTCTGTATTGGACTGTAACTCCTGAACAAGAGAAGACTCTGGAAATCATAGAAGCTTTCGTTGATGTTAAACGTGGTCATGGTGAACAAAGTTTGATGCTGAAGCGTAACGTGCATTTGAAATGGTTGCTCTGGGCACACTTTGTTGGAGATATGTCCTACGTGGATTACAATGGTGGGTTGAAACTTTTTCCTGACTACGTGAAGTACCATGAAGGTAATCTTGGGGACATCAAACATGATATTGCTATAGCTCAGGCGCAAGCATCTGTGGGACTTCCTCCTGAAACCTCAGAGGCGTTCATCAATACTGTACAGGAATTCGCAAAGCAGTACAAGGTTCCTGGGTATGGTCATCTTGTTCGTGCGTTGGGTGGGCACAACACAGCAGCTCTCAATATGCACTTCAAAGTTCTCTCTGATATTCCTGAGGAACAGAAGGGGGATCTCAATGGGACGACGTAAATGGGATCCTCTGTCTCCAGAAGAAAAGCGGTTGATATGTGAGAAGTGTGAAGGATTCTGTTGTGATAACTTTTTTATCTGGGTAGGAGCAGGAGATGCACCACGAGAGTTTCATGAGTTTCGTGGTCGTAAAGTTTTAAAGTATGGCACCACGGAATCAGTTATTATTCCAGATCCATGCCCCCATAGGAAACGAACTGAGAAAGGATGGTGTGATTGTTATGAAGACCGTCCTACAGTATGCCAAGTGTTCCCCACAGAGTACTCTCCATTCTGGAATTTGAAATGCAAGTTGATGCGAGAGTTGTATAAGAGGGGACAGTTACCAAAGAATGTGACGAAGTTTAATAAGTTGGTTAAAAATAGAAAACCTAAATCAGTCTTTAAATTTTTTAAGAAGGGATAAAAACAAATGGCGTTTTTAAAACAGATGGCTACTCGTGACACTGGTGGTTCAGAACCGTTTGCAACTGGTCGTCTTGTTCCTGCTACAGAACCTACTGGTACTGCCTACGTCAATTGGAAAGCCAAGTACTATGGTTCTAAGTTGGGGTCGGCTACCACATTTAAAACGAGAGCCAATGCGTTGGAGCGGTACAGTGGCGGTGCTATGCTCCGCTACCATAAAATTCTACGGCGTGAAGGTAAACTCGGCGCTACCGCAATGGCGGCATAAGGACAATCTATGGCAACAGTAGCCCAATTCATAACAAGCGCAAGATATGATCTGCGTGACTACCAGACTGGGCTGGAATTTGATGACGAGGAGTTGTTAGAGTACATCAATCGTATGAAAGATGTACTCGACAACACCCTCTTTTCCATGAACTCCAGCTATGTTCATGGTACTGCTACCCTGACGTTGACTACCAAAACAGATAAGATAGACCTCTCCTCTTCTTTGAACTCCGGTAGCTATGATACTATTCGTTCGCTATGGATTGGGACAGATGAGAAGGAAAAGGTTTCTCTTGATGTCATGGATTACAAAAAACAGTGGCAGTTCTCCATCCAGGACGAGGACTACGCTCTCGTGGTGGGAAATAGGTACGAGATTCTTGCAAGAACTACCCTTGATTTTACAGGATGCGGTGCTGCCGCCAATACCGTGGGTACTGAGTTTACTTGTACGGTAACTGGAACACTGGGATCTGGCGATGCTGTTAAAGAGTTTACCCTCAAGGAACCTGATTTCTGGTCTCATGATGGCATTTACCTTAGATTCGACAGTCACGCAGACCAAACGTACCAAGTAAGAGTGTTCTACAATAAAACTACAGCTACGCTGGCAACTACAAGCAACATGCCCTACGCCGATAAGTTCAACCAGATCTTCAGAGAATTGTTGGTTATGCACGCTAAGGCTAAGAAAGAGGGTGCTATGGGTCCAGCAGAACAAACCTATCACGCCATGTTTCGTGCCAAAGCTTTTGCAGATCAGATTAGACAGGATTATATTCCGAAGCGATTCAAACTTGATTTTTAAAGGAAGACAACTATGAGTCTCTCACTCGCTCAAGCTATTACCCAAGTTCGCAACGTGTTGAATGAAGACGTATCTGTGTTCTGGAGTGACACGGAGATTACATCCTGGATTCAGGAAGGTTGTCTTGATTTCTCCACCAAGTCTCTTTTGGTTGAGGATACGATTTCTGTTACTCTGCAAGCATCTAAGTTGTACTATAACTCTTCTGATGTAGCTGCCATAGCCAACATAGTAGAACTATACACCGTTCTGTACTATAATGGTACAACCTACAAAGGAATCATTAAATCTAAGCCCAACGTGATTGGTAACGAAGCTACCAATACAGCGGGGGATCCAAAGTATTATTCGTGGCACGATAAGAATCTATACGTATGGCCCCTTACTTCTGCTGCTGTGGTAGCTGCTGGTGGTACCTTGTCTCTTCTATGCTCTATAACGACCAACGATATAACTGTTATAAGGGATGAGTACCAGAGTATCCCTCTCATGTATGCACGAGCTATGGCTAAGTACAAGGATAGGTTAACAGCAGAGGGCGATGGTTGGATGAATCTCTATAACCAGTACGTTGGTTTCGAGAGAAGCGATAAATATTCAAGAGAAGTGGACGCCCTCGACAAATTCAAGGTTAGGGGTAGGGGAGGCGAACGTGCCGCAGGCTGAAAATCAGTTTGATCAAAAGGATGTTCCAGTCCCCAAGGGAGTAACGAAGACTCCTAACGTGGAGTGGCAAGATGCTCAGTTTCCATTTGACGGAGCCTGGATGCCCGATATGGATCCTGCTCTCATTGGTGCTCGTAACTTTGCCACACTGACCAATCTTAGATATACAGATAAGAGTATAGAGGGTGTTAATGGGTTCTCCAAGATCAATACTACTGCACTTGATACGTACATTGATATTGATAACCTTGCTCAACTGAGAACCAACAGAACAGTACGAAGCTACCTTCTTGCTCACGCTGCCCCTACTCCTGGTGGTCAGGGGAGGGTGTATATCAACACCACTACTCCTGGGTCCGATGGGGATTTTGATTCTACATCGAGATTCGACACCTCAGGTAATGCGTACCGTGCAGATATATCTTCTGGATTGCAGGGCAGATTCTCAACTGCACCTCAGAGTTCTGTAGCGTACTGTAACGGTAATGAAAGTCTCATCTACTCTGGTGCTGAGCATCGCATTGCTGCTGCTTTCCTTCAGAAAGGGGATGCCGACACCTCTGTTAAAGAAGTTTCAGATGAATTAATATCTACTCTTACCACAGATGAAGCCTCTATAGTGGATGGTACGTTTGATGAGTTGATCATCATGACTACTCGGCCAGTACAGGGGTTTAAATTTTATGTGGGTACTGCAAACACAGTAGCTTCTGTCATGACCATTACTAAATGGAACGGGTCTGCTTGGGATGCTGTTGCTAACTTCACAGATAATACCATAGCAGTTGCAGGCAAGACCTTATCTCAAACTGGAACTGTAGTTTTTGACCACACAGAAGGAACGACTGGTCTTAAACACTACCAAGAGTTATACCTTTTTGCCTATAAGATCACATTTTCAGGAGCCAATAATGGAACTGTTTATCACGTTACTTGCGATCCAGCTTTTAACTATATCCAAAATGTTTGGGACGGTGTTTATCGGCAGCCAATCCAGTTTCAAGTCTTCTCCGCAGACCATTACGAAGACTATACCCTACAAGTAAACCAGAGTAGCGATCTCAACGCACCTATCGGTGCTCAGATAGATGGGTTGGTAGCTGCTACTGATTCTATCTACGTAATGTTTGAAGAACAGATGTCAGCCATAAAGTTCACCATGTTGGGGGATCTCATCAATAAAGCTGCATCTGTGATCTCCCTTTCATATTGGACAGGTGATTCATGGACTGCGGTTTCTAATTTTGTAGACGGTACCAAGAATACTGGTGGTACTGTTTCGTTCAACCAGACAGGACTTGCTTCATGGAACCCATCACTTGACGAACAAAAACAAACCCTTTTCGGTTCATTAGGGTATGCCTACAAGATCACATTCACTGGAGCCAACCTTACTGGTACCAAGAGTGGTACTGCTGAAGTTCTCATCGACCTTTGCTCTGGTATTCCTAAACTGGCGCAAGTAAAAGCCTTTGATTTCCCCGTCATGTACAAAAATAGGTTGATGCTCTGTGGGTTTACGTCTGGTGGTGAGGGCAATAGGATGGACTACTCAGCTCCCAATGCTCCAGATGTGTTCAACGGATCCGAATCTTCGGATGATGGTGCCAACTCAATCTATTTTGGTGGCGATGAACCAATAACTGGGGCTATCCAACTATTCAACAGGTTTGGGGCATCTATCTTTGCCATGCTTCTTGTGTTCAAAGACACCGAGACGTATCTTATGACAGGGGATACCCCGGAAGATTTTGTGGTGTATCCTGTGTCTCAGGTGGTTGGATGTCCTGCCCCACTGACAATAGCAACAACTGAGATTTCTCTGGAAGGTGGCGAGAATCTCGCAAGAAATTTTGTGGTTTGGCTCTCTCATGCTGGACCTGTTATGTTTGATGGTGCTGTTCTTGCTCCAATTAAAGGGGTAGATAACTACTTTGATCCCAACGAGACTACCTACATCAACTGGACCTATATTCATACTGCTCGTGGGTGGATAGATCCTAACTATAAAGAATGGAATCTTATCATTCCCACTGGTGGTTCTACTACAGCCAATGTATGGCTGGCCTACGACCTCATGAGACGCAAGTGGTATCGTCGTGATCCTGGTGGTGGTGGATTTCCTGTGTCTGGGGCATCTATCATGAATCCAGCAACAGGTGAACAGTTCGCAGTAGCAGGTATGAATGATGGTCACGTTATGCAGTTGGAGGATGGTACTACATTTGATGGGGTAGCCATTGAACAGATAGTTAAGACTGGGGATTTTTGGCCCTCTCAGAATATTTGGGATTACACTACGTTACGTAAGTATAAACTCATTACAAAGAAGATCAACACTGATGAAGATGTAGATGTAGCCTTCTTCTATTATGGAAATACTGAACCAGGAGGGGGTACATCTGCTACATTCACAGACGGAGATGTAGTGTTCACGGATGGGGATGTTGTGTTTACAGATGCTACTGCATCTACCTTTGATCTCTCAATCTCTGCTGAAAGTCAGAGAGTTGTTCAAAAAATTATAGATCTTAACAAACGGGGATGGGCACATGCGTTCGAACTTAGAGTCACTACGTCAACAACTCCACAAGGATTCTCTCCAATTGTCTGGGGTGTTAGATACCGTGTCGAAAGAAAAGACGATACAGCCAATATCCAAGAACAAACTTAAATCCACACGACAAGTAAAGGCGGTAACTGATGGCGACTAAAGCATACGCATTAATTGCATTAACTGGAGGGGGTACTGGAGCGCTCGACGCTATTGATGGAGCTGCGTTGGTAGATGGAGATCAGGCGTATGTTGTAGATGCAACAGCCAACACAGTTTATGAATATACTCTGAACTCAACTTCTGCTGCTGCTGCTTCATCCCCCACTATCATATCCCCCACTGCAAATGCTGGGGATAAAAGATGGGAGCTGTGTAAATCCTATGTTAAAGATTCTATTACATTTAATGACGGAACTAACATCGGTCTCGTACAGTTTACAGCCAATGTTCTGGAACTGTATAGTCAACGGCATTCTGGTGTTGTACGTATATCTGTAGAAGACGGAGCAGGAAATAAAGAAACTGCTGCCACCTTTACTGGCGGCGGATCAGTGAACCTATATTATGATAATTCAGTTAAGTTAGCTACTACCTCTACTGGTGTAACTATAACTGGTGCTGTTCATGAAACTGTTCCGTCGTTTCCGAGAAAGAATTTTTTAATCAATGGTTGTATGCGGGTTAATCAACGAGGAAATACATCAATTTCTGGTACTGCAACTTATGGTGCTGTTGATAGATGGAGAGCATCCATTTCTAATGTAACTGCTGGAACAATATCACAAACAACAACTGCTTCTGGTGCTACTAATGGGTATGGTTTATACCTAACAGGTTTATCTTGTACAGCAGGAGGACTACTCGCAGTTGAACAACGAATAGAATCTATTAATTCCAGGATTTTAAATGGAAGAACTATAACATTTAGTTGTAAGTTATATCATAATTTTGGGAGTGAAACCGATTTTACAATCTATTTGTATGAACCAAATGGAGCTGATGATTATTCAGCTACTACTCAACTTGGTAATTCTGGGGCACTTCCTTGTGCAAGTGGAAGTTATACTCAGTTATCTTTTACGTATACAGTAGGAGCTGCGGAAGCTACAAATGGATTGAGAGTGCAAATCGTTTCTGAAGGACTCGAAATTACAACAAAGGATTGTATTATATCAGATGCTCAACTTGAATTAGGAACAGTAGTTACTCCACTTGAATATCGTCCGTTTACAGAAGAGTTGTCTTTATGCCAACGATATTATGAAAAATCATACAATATAGGTAATGCCCCTGGAACTGTAACACTTGATGGTACAGATCTTGGAAGAACAGTTCTTGCTTCTAACTATTTTGTTTCTAATTTCACAGAAAGAAAAAGACCAGGAGTAGTATTAACTGATGTTTCTCTTTGGTCTCCAAGTACCGGAGACATAAATAAAGTACGAGATTCTTCTGCTGGAGCAGATATAGTACCAACTGTAGAATACACAAGTGAACATAATTTTTCATTCAGTGCTACTCTTGGTGGAGTTGGAAGTCTTTGTACTTGGCACTGGGCCATAAACAGAGAACTCTAAGGAGATAACATGGCTATAAACTATAGTGATCCTGCATTTCAAAGAATTCTACAACGCAAGAATGCCATGAAACCTTGGGGTGGTACGATGGGGTACACAAAGGAAGCCTCCGATTGGGCTTCAGCTCAGACCAAGAGCCAGTTGGAGTTTGGACAGTTGGGACTTCTCTCTCGTATGAATCAAGCAAAGATAGAACAGATGAAGTTTGATCAGGCTATGGCTGGAAAACGATTGGATTTGTCTGGAAGATATGTTGGGATAGACGAACAACGTCTCGGTCTTAAAGGTAAGTATCTTGACATAGATGAGAAACGATTGGGGTTGCAAGACAAGTATATAGGCATTGGTGAGAAAGAGTTGGGGCTGAAGACGCAGCAGATGGGGCTTGCAGCACAGGCACAGCAGCAGAGATTTGGGCAGGATCAATGGCGCTACAATGCAAAGATGAAGGCTTTGTCTGACGCAGAAGATGAGTTGAACCTATCTACATGGCTTGGTCTTGGTACTTCTGCCTATGCTGGATATGAAGCCTATGAAAGAAAGAAAACACAGGAAGCATCCGCAAAAAAATGGGACGAGTTTATTGAACGCAATAGGAGATTAATGAAATAATGGCTCAGATAGGCGCTGTATCAGGTATTCGTAGACCAAGAACTGGGTTACAGGTTGCAGAGGTAAACGCTCGTCTCCCTTTTCTTGCGAACATGATGGCTCAGAAGAGTCAGGAAGAGTTTCAAGGTGCCCAGATTCAGGATATGGAGGCCCGGCGTAAGCTGGATGAGTCACGCTATGGACTGGAACAGCGTAAGTTCGCTCTTGAGGAAGGATCTTTCGGACTGGATCAGCGGAAGCTCGCGCTCGATGAGAGCGCGTATGGTCTTGAGGAGAAAAAGTTTAAGTTGGCCGAGGGAGAGTACGGACTCAAGGAACAGGGTCTTACTCTTGAACAGCAAAGAGTTGCAGAAGAAGCTCGTAAAAATGCGTGGGAGCAGCAAGTCTACAAGAAAACCAGAGCGCTCGAAGAGGATAAAGAGCAACGGGAGATGGGAATAAAAGCAGCAGGCATGGGTATGTCTCTCTTTGGATCCAAGATGTTGGGTGGTGGTGGAACATTGGGTGATCTTGGAAACAAAGTCTCTGGCCTATGGTCCTCCCTCTTCGGTTCATCTCAGATTGCTCCTGGAACTCCGAAGGCTCCCCCGTTCTCTACAACTGGTCCAATTTCAGGACTGGATATAGGAGCATCTATCGCTGGTGGTGCAATGGGATTTGGTGCTGGTAAGATGTTTGGTGGAAGGAATAAGTTGAAGAGTTCATTGATTGGCGCAGGTGTTGGTGGGCTGGCTTCATACCTCGGTGGTGGACAGAGTTTAAGTTCTTCGTTCGGCGGAGCACTGCTGGGCGGGTTAGGTGGGTTGTTCTAATGGCAGACGATATAATGAAATATTTGACAGGCACGGATCCCTACGCCTCTTCAGGTGCGGATAACCCATTTGCTGAAGCCGCTCCAGTTGCAGGAGCAGAAACTCCATTTGCGGAGGAACTTCCATTCCGGTTCACTCAGTTTGCCATAAACCCTGCTTCACAGGCTACATCTGGACAATCAGGACGGACAGCAGTTGCGAGATCCCCATTCACATCTGGTGGATTGGCATCTGAATTGAGGACTTTGCGGGATAAGATTTCAGGGATGGGTGATGTAAGGGCACCTGGGGATATGCCACAGGCTCCCATCCTTCCTGAAGTACAGCCAATGGTCCAAACTATGGATACCTCTACGTTCTCTATACCAAATCCAGCTCTCAACTTTGCTGCTCTTGAACCTCCTGTAGTGGAAGCTCCCCAGAATATATCCTATGGTATGGCAACTCGTACCTATGAAGTTCCTGTTTCTGTTCTTGAAAAGTATAAGTCTGAGAACCCCCTGGATGTTGCGATTAGGTATGAGTCTGGCAAAATACCACAGGAAGGTGGACCAACCACAACTCTGACTGGGTATGATGTACGTTCAGCTATCGGGGATGAGGGTTGGAATAGTCTTCTCAATGCAAAGAGCAGAGATCGTGGTTCAGAACAAAGAGCGTTGTACAATCTTGCAATTCTCCCCACTACATTCGATCCTGGATTGGCAAAAAGTAAGAATCTTTCCAACCTTGCGGATCTTGATTTTAGGGATCTTGGATCTCTTGTTATGGAGAAGGATCCTGATTATGTGATGGGAGAATCTGGAGGTGGGGGAAGTGGATACAGATCGACTAACGCGCCGTACTCCGATCAATTGGCGTATGATATGCTCTATAGGAATCGTGAAAGTTCTGGTATTTCTAAGTTTATGAGTGTCGCCATCCCCGGAACTGTGTTCGCGGCGATGGCGGCTATGACAGGTGGTGCAGCAGGTACCTTGATGTCTCCTGCTGGTGGAGCAGTAGGAGGTACTGCTGGTGGTTTGGCTGGTGGATTGGGTATGTCTGCCGGAGCTGGTGCTACGGCTGTAAACATGATAGCTGGAGCCATTGCTTCTATGGGAGCAAAGGTAGCAGCAGAACAGATGGGATTGCCTATGGATCACCCTCTCATGCAAGCTGGTATGGCTATGGTAGCAGGAGCAGCAGGTGGTCTTACTTCTGGAGCTGGAGCACCAGTACAGGGTGGATCACTTCCAACTGAAGGAAATCCTCAAGGTATCTTCAACTATCTTGAACAGAACAACCTATCTCCCGGAGAGTTAATGGATATGATGGGAGAAGCTGAGTTTGTTAAAAACTTCGGGGATCCTACTCAATTTACAAGAGCCTATGATCAGTTCTCTGGTGCAGTTGGAGGGATAGGTGGTGGAATCCCGATGGAAGGTGGAGGTATAGAGAAGGGGTTCACAAAGAATCTGTTTGATGTAGGTATGGGTGCCTACGGTGCTACTGCGCCAACTAACCAAACATCTCCGTTTGCTGGTGGTGCCATTACAGAGGAAGCCATGCTTTCTGGTGAAATCCCACAGGGGATCTCCCCTGAAGATTATGCAAGGTACAACTCAGAGTATTCAACTTATGAACAGCAATTTGCAGAGTACAATAGACAGGCCAAGCTCTACGAACAGATGCAACAGATGCAAGCAGACTACGAATCCAAGATGACTGAGTTTTCGTTACAACAAAAGAACTACATGGCCTACAAAGAGTTGCAGTCCAAACAAAAGGGGATAGCTTCTGCCATTGGTCAGAGCATTTCCGAGAATCCGTACTATGACGCACCTGAGAACTACACTGGTCCTCAGTCGTTCTATATTGATTAGGAGATAATATGTCAAGGTACGCACCGCTAAGAGACGCCTTTTCCGAATTAAACAAAACGATTACGGATTCTACCACTTGGAAATCCACTCACGATCTCGAAGAGAAGAGAATGGGGTTGCAACAAATGCAGTTGGAATCCTCTCTGCAGGATGCTGCTCTTCGAAGAGAGACCTTGAAGAAAGATGCAGCTATCGCAAAGGATCAGATGTCAGAAGAAGTGGTCAACATCTTCAATCTGATTCCTAACAATGCTTACACACAGGAGAAACTGTTCGACAAGACTGATGCTGGTCTCCGATTTGTAAAGGCGTTGGGTGGAGTGGATGTTGATCGGGCTACTGGTATTGTATTTGATGATTATGGTGAACCTCTGAAGATGCAGAAGTGGATGGTTGGTGAGAAGACAGCGCAGAACTATTCACTCCTCTCAGTAGCTTTTGACCCAGAAGAGATGGTGAAGGTGAACATAGATGCAGCTACTTCAAAGATAGCCGATCTTGAAAGGGAACTCTCTAAACTTCCAGAACATGATATTGCTGGACGCAAGAAGTTGAAGGAGAGAATCTACGAGGGTCAGACCACCCTTAAAGAACAGATGGTAGCCCTCTCTCCAGAGAAATTGGTACCCCTTTATAAAATGAGATCTGATGCTGCGATGCAAACTGCAATCAATGCAGCTACTCGTGGAGTGTCAGAGAATAGTTTGAAATCCTTGCAAGAAGCAGCAAGGCTGGCTCAGGCAGACTACATAAATGCTGTGAATAAGCAAAGCGCGGCTGAGATGCAAAGACAGGGATTCACCCACTCTGAGAAACTCCAAAGTCAGCAACAGGGATTCCTTGGAGAGCAGCAGAAACGACAGTTTGCTCATGCTGAAGAGATGGAAAGAATTAGATCAGCAAAAGAATTGGAGAAGGAAAAACAAAAGATAGCTAAGGAAGCAGAAGGAACTAAACGTATTGCTGTTAAAATTGGAAACAACGGGCAACCTGTTGGAACTGTAGATATTAGTGTACCTAAGAACGCTGGGGGGGTTTATACCCCAGAGTCTATAGGTGGTGAAGATCTCAAGGGGTATGTGTGGAAAGATCAACTGGAGATGGAAAATCAGTGGAAGGCTCAAGCCAACGCTAATACCACTCAAATGTCGAAGAATATAGAGAAGTTGTGGTCTAAGACAACTACCGATGAGATGGGGAAGCAGACTGAAACTCTTCCAGAGATGCATAGACCACGCTTTGAAGCATCCCTGCGTGTAGCCGACGCTATTATGAAAGCAGACCCAAAGGGGTTAAATAATCCAATGGGGATTGCTACTCAGGCAAAATCTGCTGTGAAGGCGGCAGAGTTGGATTTCTGGAGAAAATATGAAGTCTTCGAAAAACAAATGATGGTTGCTCAAAATATTTCTGAAGCTCGTCTTGATGATGAAACAAGAGAAATCTTTATTCGTAAATTCGCATCATTACCGGATAAAGAGGATGGATCAACATTTGTGGGAGATCTTGGGTACATACCCAACTATAAGTACAAGGACACTTTGCTGGACCCTGAAAAAATAGTGCTGGATAAATAGGAGCTATAATGGGCAAATACTTGCAGTATGGTATGGCGATTGCGAAGGGCGGGGAAGAGGCGAAGGCTGCGCAGAAGATCTCCGACGAAGAGTATGGTAAGTTGATGGAATCAGCAACTTCAGATATTGCTGCTGAACTCGCTGCGTTGAAAAAAAATAAAGACGATACGGGTATTCTTGGCAAAGCCGCGAAGTGGGCTGGAGCTGCTCTATTCGACACAGGTGCAGAGGACACTCCTGCTCCTACAATGGGGCAAACTCCAGAAGTAGTGGCTCAGTTAAAAACTCTTGCTGTGGAGAATGCAAGGGCAGAAACAGAACGCCTCAAGATGGAGCAGCAGGTAAAGAACGAAGAAGCTGTAAAGGTTATGAAGGAATACTTCGTCTTGCCCGAAGCTTTGAAACCTTTGGCCGATACTGAAGTAGCTCGTGCTTTCATGGTTGGGCAAGCTCAGGATATGTACGGTCAGTTAGGGTATAAGCAGAAACAGTACGCCCTTAAAGATCAAGAGTTACCACCTGAAGAGAAGACACGGTTGGAGAAACTGGGCAAGGTTCTGAACTACAAGTCCAACGATGAAGGGTTCCTGAACTTTGTAAAGAACAGCGCAGCAGAACTCCTTGGTCAACAGGTTCAAACAGCGGTGGATCCCAATCATAATCCATATGTAACTGGAGCTGTGGCTGGTGCAGCTACCGCTGCTGGTACAGCCTATCTTGGTCCTGGTGCCATCGCTACAGGTGCCTCCGCAGCAGGTGCAGCTACTCTTGCTGCCTCTGCTAACCGTACCCACATGATAGAAGCAGGACATGCGTTTGCAGATCTCAAGAAGTTGAAGCATGCCAATGGCAAATCTGTGACTGTAAAAGAAGCAGCCATTGCCTCCGAGTTGATAGGTGGAGCTGTCTCCCTCCTTGACACTGTTGGTCTCTCCGCACTCGCAAAGAGCGTACCAGTCCTTCGTAAGTTTGTGGGGGCGGACGCCATCGTTAAAAGCCCCACTGTTATGTCTGCTATTCTGTCTACAGTTAAAAGAGTGGCTCATGGTACAGCAGCAGAAGCAAGTACTGAGGGTATGCAGGAGATTCCTGGTATTCTTGCGACAGCTATGCTCCAGGATAAAGATGTCTCAGATGCTATGATGGATCCTGAGAATGCAAGACAGATCGTTGAGGTCATGCAGAAAGTAGCTGCTGGTATGGGGGCACTCTCTTCTGCAGGTAACGTGAGATCTACGGTTCGTGATGCACGACAGATCATGTCTGAGCAACGTGCCAGAACTCACGATACTGTGGTCAATGCATTGAAAGAAGGGGTAGATCAACAGACAACTCCCAAGATCAATACTAAAGAGGAGCCGGAACCTTCGGTTCCTCCCAAGAAGAGAGTTCGTAAGCCGTCGCCAGCTCCAGAACCCGTCGAGGCTTCATCTCCTCCCCCTACTCCTGAAGATAAGGTATCATCCGCCGGTTCTGTGGTGGATGAAAGTGTTGGTAAGGTAGCGGAAGACATTCCAAGGTTGAAGACTGGTTCCACGAAAGACAAGAAGACTGGAGAGACCCAGGATACCTTTATCAACATAGATCCGATCAGTACCCCCGGTGCTGTTGCGGAGAAACCGGATGGTTCGTTGACAGAGGTAACTCTTGCTCCTGAGAGTATGTCTCCCAAAACTAAGGTAGGTCTCCTCTTCGAAGACGAAGGGAATCCTCTCCCGTCTGTAGAATTTGAAGATGGTTCTCGACTCCATACTCCAAAGAGAGTATGGGCTGTAGCCAATGCTACGCCAGTTAAACTGGATTGGCTTACCCGTCCAGCACTCCTCACCAACGAGAATACGATCTACGAAGGACCGGCTGTTAACCCACCGTCCATTACGAGACCTATTATTGAGGATCTTGATTCTCTTGTTGAGAGTAGAAGGAAAGCAGAACAAGCAGTTACACAAGCTGGACTACGTGTTGCCCCATCCGATGAAGGTCCATCTGATATAAAAGATGTGGGGTTTGTCATCACTGGTCCAGAAGGATCCCCCGTTGCTGGTCAGTTGGTATGGGTTTCTTCTAAACTCGTAGGTGAAAAGTTCAAAGGGGGCTACGCCTCCCTCGAAGACAGACTTCGTGCCTCTATGGGAGAGAACTACGAGAAGGCCACTAAAGTACGAGAGGTGAAGGAAGAAGCGAAGGCCGAGAAAAAGAATGTACCACTATCCCCAGAAGAAACCTCTTTTCTTTCCCAGAAATACGTGCCTGCTCAGCAGAAAAGGGTTGTAAATTCGCTGGCTAACCAGGGCATGGAACGTACAGAGTTGGAATCTATCGTGCAGGAAGCTGCTGTAGATGCTACTCGTGCAGTTCTCAAGGGAAAAGTACGGACTCCCAAAGCCCAGCAGAGAGCCTTCGCTCAAAGTTTGCGTGGTATAACCGCTAAGAAATATGAGGAATCTTTTGGGCAAGGCAGGCGTGGTCGTGAGGCCATGCGTAAAGCTGGCATAAAAGATGTATCCTATGAAGCCGCTGGTCTTGAGAATAAAGATGTAACTGGTGTTGGTGCCACAATGGAAGGTGCTGTCACTCAGGAGATGACAGGTGAACCTGTAGCAACTAAGGTGTCTCAAAATACCCCCATCAAGCAGGCCCAGCGTCGTGGTGAGTTTGTGGCCGAAGGCCAAAAGAAACCCCCTATCCGAACCAAGGTGTTCACGGAGGCCCAAAAAGCAGCGGAAGCTAAGAAGAGGGGTGTGGGTGTAGCTCCATCCAAAATGGGACCAACCATCCCTGCCAATATCCGTGCTATCCGTGCTCGTAAACAGGCAGTTGCCACTGTAACGCCAGTAGAACCCGTAGGATCGACGATCTCTCCAGAGCCTACCCTTGCTATGGCTGCTCCACAGATCGTGCAGCCAGTGCCTTCTGGTAAGGCCGCTATCAAGGCAGAAATCAAAAAAGAAGTGCAGGCTCGTGAAACTGAGAGACGTAACCGTGAATATGTGGCAGTACCGAAGAAAGATGTAGACTCCCTAAAGGGAGTCACCACATCGTCGTACATTGGAGAGCTGCGTCGTAGCGACAAACTGGTAGTGCGGACGAATGGGGATGTGACCTTCTCCAAGTACGCGCAAGCTGCGCCCGTTGCAAAGAAAGAAGGGGGTACAATCCTCCCCACAGATAAGGGAACCTACGTTGTAGCGAAGGATGCACAACCAAGGGTGATGTATGATCTGAAGTTGCGACAGGAAGATGCAGCACAGCGAAGCGGTGAACGTAAACCAGTCAATGTTAAGGTGGAACCTATAGGTATGCCTGCCGGTACAGATAGACCTATTGTTCTCGTTACACTCCAATCTGGTAGTAAGATCCCCTTTTACAAAAGCTGGAAAGGAACTTCCGGGAAAACTAAGGGTAACTGGTATCCTTTCTTTGGAATTGCTGAAAATGGATGGTTCATGAAGGGGGATACTACAGATCTTAATACTGGATATGGTAATCCTGAAATCAAAGCAGCGCAGGAGCACTTGAATTTTACTCTTAAAGGTGAACTTGGTCCAGAATTTAAGAAACAGATTGGAAGATCAGAAACAAATAAACTGATTGTTGGTAAAGAAAAACTTCTCGGTCATCCAGAAATCGGGCCAATAAGAGAGCAACTTAAAAAGAACAATGTACTTTTACTTGAACAGGCTGCTGTCCCCCAAAGCAAAACTACCACTGGAGCTACCATGTTGGGAGAGCAGAATGCTGTTGCTCCGCTCAACGAGGAAGCCTCTAAATCCGTAGAAGAAACCGACAAGATGATGGTGGAAACACCTACCATCCCCGGTGTAGAGGATATTGCTCTGGTACCACAGTCTGCTACTGCACCCTCCATTCTCAACGTACCTTCTGTTAAAAGCGAAGCTTCTCCAGCGAGACCTGCTACTAAAGCCGAGAAGATGACGAGACCTCGGTATGGTGGGAAGATTGCAAAGAGTTTTGAAGGGGTTAAGCGAACCTTTCAGGATATAGTTTTTGAAACAGGGGTTAAGGGACCGGAGTTGGCGTCTCGTCTTATGACCTACGGTACGGATAACAATCTTCTTATCCTGAAGAAAGACGGAGATCCTATCCATACCGGGTATAAAGGAATAATGCTCCGATCTTCTACCGATGATGTCATAAAGAACGCTTGGATTGTCCCTGTTGGGGACGATCAGTTTATTCTATTCAAACCCACACCTGAAACCTACCCAGATGGTACGAGTGGGTATGCAAAACCTGATGTTCTCTCTGTAGTCTCCGATGCATTGGATGCTACGGAGGGGGTGGCTGCTCCGTCTATGACACCTGTGTTGAAGACTGCTCCAAAGGTTGGTGGTACTGTCTCCTCTCCTGGATCTGTAGAGGAGCAAGTGAGGGCAGGTAAGGTAGCTTTGGAAGAGGCGAAGGAAAGGGCAAAGACCACTCCTAAACTGAAGCCAACTACTGTGAGGAAGAAGAAGGTTACGATGGGAGATCCCTCCATTCAGATGCAATCCTCCAACCCTCACGCCAAGGTATCTGATGCTAACCTTGGAGACAAGATCCAAGTCATAGGTGCTCCACAATCGTATCAGGCTGTTCTCGTAGATCCTGCTACCTCTGGTGTCCTTGGTATCCACTCTACCTCCAAGGTTGGTGATGCTGGATTTAAAGAGGTGGCGAAAGCTGCACAGGCACAATCGAAGGGCGTAGCTACAGCCCACCGTGTTGTCATCACAATGTCTGGAGCAGAGGGGCAAGCTGCGTCTCAGGATCATGTGGTTCTTAAAGTTGTGGATCGTGGATTCAACGGTGCCAAGTCTGTACGTCTCATGGATAGTTTGCAGAATGAACGTGGGAGTACATTGGTTATCCCCCATCTTGCTAACGGTAGTATGAAATTGATGGGTGGATTGAAGTCTGCCTATACTTGGGCTGAGAAAGCGTTGTCTGTTGAACAACCCTGGATCTCAAAGAACATGCACGAGATAGGGTTCGCCATCAAGAACTTCTTTGGACGGCGTGATGTTGAAGAGAAGATTGGTATGCAGGTAGCATTGGATCTCCAGACCGACATTAGAAATACGTTTGGAGATAAGCCCTCCCGTCAGAATTATGTGGACATCATCCTTGCTGCTGAGAATCCTGCTACTATGGCCGACTTTTCTCCTGAGTACAAGGCTCAGATCTCCCCCATTGCAGCTAAGATGAGAAAATACTTTGATGATTCTCAGGCTGAGATGCTGGCTCGTGGATTGAATCTCGACTGGAAGACCAACAAACTGGGACAGTTGCAGTCTAAGTTAGAAGACGAAGCTGATCCAGTAAAGCAGCAGAGAATCGTGGAATCCATAGAGATGGTGAAAGCTTCAGAGTTTGTTCACATTCCCTACAAGATGATGTTTGGTTCTAAGATGGATCGTATGATTCAAGAAGTAGATCCAGTTATCCGTAAGAAGAGGTATGCTGAATTACAGTCTATGTTAGCTCATCAACGTAGGGGTACTACCATTGCCTCTATGTTGAATCGTAAGAACAAAGATGGAGAGTACGTTATTGATCGTGCTGAGTTGACTCCTGTTAATGTCATCATGTCCTACGCCTACAACAAAGGGCATGACATGGCGATGCTCGACATCAAGGATGCTATCAAGCAGTATAAAGATCTTTACCGTACAACTCGTGGCAAGCCCAAGGATGATAAACATGGGTATACCTGGATTAAGATCAACACTCCTAAGCTTGCTATCCTTCGTACTATGCTATCGCCTGAAGATAATAAGGCTAAGAAGAATCTTTGGATTCGTCAGGATGTGGTGCGTGCTATCTCAGAAGCATTGGGATACAATGAAAGACAGACCTCTTGGGATAAATTCATGTCTATCTCTAAGATGTCTGCTTTCTGGAACCCTGTATTTCTTCCCATGTACAATACTATGCAAGCGTTACGATCATGGACCATTAATCCCATGAAACCTATTCGTACATGGCAAGCATTCTCTAAGGCCGTAGACGATATTGGTGGGATGCGATCCATTCTGTCTCGTCAACATAAACCATACTCAGAGGATTATCTTGAAGCTCTGAGAAATGGACTGGCTTCCAAACCATTCTCCAATCCATTCCAAGGATGGAGGGATTTTGCGAAAGCTATCTCTGATGGGACCAATGGATCTTGGTATACAGATGCTATCCGTGCATTTAAACAAGAGTTGGATCATTCCTCTCCTCTTGCAAAATATACGTTGGCTTTGCCTGTAATGAAATCTTTATATCAGGCATCATGGCATATTTCGTGGCAGGTTGACGAACTGTTCCGCATGGCATCATACAATTATCTGAGGGACAGAGGACACAGCCCTCGTGAAGCAGCACAGGTTTCAGCCAACCTTCAGGGTGACTACGCTTCTATACCTCCCAAGAGTAGGAAGATTCTTAATAAGATCTTCTTCACTCCTACCTTTAAGATAGCTACTCTAAAACTTTATGGAGCATTGATGCATGGTGCTTTAAAAAGTGGTAAGATGATGCTACTTCATGGTGGTGATTGGAAGAAGCACACTTCTAAACCAGAGAGACGCTATGCTCGTGCAGCAATGGGTGTTATCATGGTTAACATGGCCTTCGATCTTGCATTGTTGGGTCTTGGTTTTCAGCGGGATGAGTGGGGTCGTCGTTATGTGAAACGTATTGTGGATGAAACTGGTAAGAAGAAAGATTTTTACATTACCTTTGCTTCATCTGAGAACGTAGTGCAACGCTACACTGAACGTATCCAGAAGGCTTTCTTTGATCCTTCTGTGTCCAACCCCTGGTCTGAATTTGTAAGGGTTAATAAGTGGGAGTTGCATCCTGTATGGCGTAATGCCTACTCTGCTTTTATAGGAGAAGGCGATGAGGGAAGAATCTGGAGTACTTCAGAGAGTGGTGCTTCGAAGTTTGCAAAGAGTATGTGGTATTTCACATCGAAGACTTTCAACTTGTTGGATGCAATTCAAAGTCGTACAGAATTTGCAACCAATAAAGTAGAACGTGAACGTGTGCAAAAGACTTGGATCAGAGAGTACGGCAAGGGGCTGGGTGCCATCTACGGTGGGCTGGAAACCGTATTCGGATACGGCTACCTTACAGACCCAGTTGAAAAACGCAAGGTGTTGAAGTTGAAGGCTGTGCAGAAAGAGTTCATACGAGAAGCGTATGACTCTGTAAATAAAACAGGTAAGGTGGATCCTACCCTCAAAGAGAACTTTCGGAATAGGATGAAGAGTATTACCAAACACTATGACGAAATGAAGAAGGGGGTGGTCCGATGAACGAGCGAGAAGTCTTTGAAATGTTGCAAAAAATGGACGAAAAGCTGGATAAGATCCAGGACAATTGTTCTCAACGGGTAATGGGATGTGCTCACATGATAAGTGGAAAGGCTTCATCCGGCTTCGTCACTTGGGCAATAGGACTTATTGCTCTGTTTCTACTCGGCCTTGGTGCGCTCACTACATCCACGAAAATTGAACAAGCACACCAAGGGCACGCACTAACTGCGATTGCAGAACAAATAGTTGGGTTGCAATCGGAGTTGATCGAACACACCAAACGAACGGAAGGTACTAAATAGATGGGATTCCAGGCTATCTCTGATCCAGTATTTGATAAGGCATCCCGTGAAATCAAAGAAAGACTGGATGCAATGGAGGAGGGAAAGACTGCGGCTATGGGGGTAGCCTCTATGCTGTCGTCTTTCCTTGTCCCATCATCTATGGGGTACGTTCCACGTAAGGGGTCTGTCTCTGCCAACACCCTTGAAGCAGGCAGATTGGCAAGATCCAAGATTTGGAAAGAGTTGAAATCCCGCATTTCACCAGAAGAAACTGGAATCTGGAATGGTATTAAACGCAACATCTATAACTCGTTAGCCGATGATGCCGATAAGATTCTTACCAGAAAAGAAGCGTTGGAACAATATAAGATGGCTGTTAAAGAAGTGACCTCCATCCCAGATCTTGTTGTGCAAAACGTCAAACATGTAGAAAAGATAAAAGGATCCCCACTATCGAAGGGTTCTGCGTGGGGACAGTTCGATGATACTACTGGTACTTTGGGGTTGTCCTCAAACTTTCAGAAGGGGACTATAGCCCATGAAATAGGTGGGCATACAGGTACTCAGACTGCAAGACAGTTGCAAATATCTGAATTGTCGTCTCCTGCGATAAAAAAGGCTGTGAAGAAACTAACCCCAGAAATAAAAGAAGCGTTGCGGAATCAATCTTTAATGGAGGATTTTGATAAGGCACATCTTACAGTACAGAAACCACAAGAAGGGTTTATGTCAAGACTTCCTCCTCTTGTGCAGAGATTTCTGGGAGTTGATCCTGAATCCAAGATCACTAAGTTCTACGACAAGAACTATAGTAAGTGGCCCTCCGAGATTCATGCGGAGGGAGTGGCTCGTACACTACCTGGAGAAGTGGAGAGGTTAGGTGTACGCCCATCTTATCCTGAGTTTCTCAACATGACAAGAGGACCAACTGAAGCAGGTATCAGATCCATGAAGCATAACTTTCCAGACGAATACCGATACCTTAAACAAATGCAAGAAGCAACTATGAAATAGAAAAAGCCAGCACCCCTTAATTGGAAGTGCTGGCTTTTATTTTAGACTTTACATTTTTCACAAAGAGTTCTCAACCATCCCCTATCATTCCTTGTCTTGCCTTCTCCACCACATCTCTCACATACTATACTGGATTTTCTTTCGGCTTCCTCGATTGCATCGTGTATTTCATTGGATGCATTTCCTACATAGAATCTAAGAGTACCGAACTTCTCCTTCACCTGGATGGCATAGCACTTCTTCTCTGGATCCAACTCCACGATACGTTGGCAAAGACTATCTATGAGATCATACCATCCATTCCCGCATGACATTCCACAGCACATAGCAGTCTTTGTAAGATCTCCATTGTAGTCACGGAATACGGAGGGATATTTTGAAATAAGTTTTAATTCCAAGTCTTCTCTCATAATTCCTCCTATAAGACTTTGTATTCATCCAGAACTTCTTCCAAAGTTTCGACAGCTATGTGAGATAACCCATTACTTGCGTTCCAGGGGGCTGGGTAAAGGAAGGCAAGCCCACCGTAGTCGAACCAATCATTAACATTTTTCTCAGCATCATCAATCAATAATGAATCCTCATGAGCACACATATACTTTGCTGGCCCTATCAAGTACCTCTTCTCTTGGAAGTAAGTGGGCATATTTTCACGAATCCATTGCTGAGACCATCCTGCATTGTTTAAAGTAGGAGAAGTAAGAAGACATACCTTACATTGACTCTGCTCTACAAGAGAGAGAATCCGTTTCGCATCCTCTGTGAACTGCAACCCCAACCAAAACTTTTCATCCTGTTTCTCCCAAAACTCCTGCTCTGAAATCTTATGATAGGAGCAGACGAATGATGTGAGCCAACCCCAATCGTTGACATGCTCTGGAGAGAAATCAACCTCGTACAACTTCTTAATCCCATCCACCCAATCTCGTACTACTCCATCAAGATCCAGGAATATTCTCTTTAACATCACTCCTCCCTTCCAATAGAGAAGCCAACTCAATGGCGCACGCTTCTTCATCATCGGGTGAGCCATCGAGATTGATCAACCTATTATCCATATCTACATCTGTGATTGTGCAACCATGCCTTGCAGCCACAGAAGCTACAAGGTTGATAAAGACTACATCTTCATTTGTCATTAGGTTTAAACTCCTCTATAAGTTTCTTTAAATAGAACGCTGCCTTCTCAAGATCCAACATACCCCCTTTAAACGGAGCACGATATACGTACTTTATAACCTGCCCCTCAAGGAATGACAACTTGTTGGAAAGAATAAAATCCAGGGGTTCCACCCCACCACGAAATGTATACTGTCCTTCCATACCAGGATTTGCCATCACGATGTACCTCCCAGAATTAGTAGTAGAACCACAAACAATAGAAGAACCTCCATAAACTCTGTCATATCTTCTCACCTGAGGCTGTCTTCTCGGGAATGGTGGGATACTGATCGGTGACGATCACACGAATCAATCTCTTTGCACGAGTACCCACCTGTTTGTACCAAGCAGATTGTTCCAAATTACGAGCAGCTTCCTCCCATCGTTCCGCTTTCAAAAGAGAAAGAGAGTTCACAAACTTAGCCACCTTCCTGTAATTCATGTTATAGCACATATCAAGTAGCACCATACGCCGTTGGCATGACAGATTCCAGAGTTGAAAATCGTTCACGATACGAAGATAGTCAAGGTAGGCTCTTTGAAAATCCTGATCGAAGAGCCAGTCTGCATACTCACGTATGGTTTCAAACTGCCGCTCTGCGGTATAGCAATGACCCCATCCAAAGGTGGGGTATTTTTTTGAATCGAGGTACATGATACCCCTGTAGTCCTCTGAGAATTTAATGTGACGCTTTGCCACCTCTTGCATTTCTTTATCGTTGGAACAATTCATACGCCCTCCATTAGATTTCGCATGCGCCTGTTGCACAAGATGCAGACTCAGGAGCAGGAGTAGTATCAACATCCAATTTTTCACAAACATAAGTCCTCGCTTCGTCTATCGTAATTGGAGTGAGTACCTGACCGGAGCGAGAGCCGTCGCGGTAAACCGTGACTCCTTTAATATCATACAGGTACTCAAAGAGGATGGGGGAGAGATCATCTACACCAAAGGTAGAAGGAACGTTGATCGTCTTGGACACAGCTCCATCTATATACCTCTGACAAGTAGATTGCATATCCAGATGATCAATCGGTGAAAGATCTCCAGCATCCACGACATAATCTGGTACGTCACTACCAGACAGGAGATGAGAATTAAGTATAGAGTGTACATAAATGCGAGAAGATACACGATCATTTCTTACATATCCTTTCGAAAACAATGGTTCAATGCTGCCCGTAACCTCAGGAATAAGAGATATAGTTCCAGTGGGAGCCAAAGCAAGCAAAGTGACATTACGGATACCACTCTCAGAAATTGCCTTCCGAATAGACGGAGGCAACTTACGGACAAAAGACGCTTTGTGGTATTGTACTTTATCATAGGCAGGAAACGCTCCTTTCTCCTTCGCCAACTCGATAGAAGTACGGTACGCTTGGTCACGTATTACCTTCAGAAGATCTGCTGTTTCCGACAGAGCTGCTTTCGAACCATACCTCAATTCTTTAGCGAATAGATATTCTGCAAGCCCCATCACACCAAGACCCACCCTCCGACCAGCATGAGCCATGCGTTTGTTTGCTTCCAGTCGATACTTATTTACATCAATTACGTTATCGAGAAATCGTACACCAATAGATACTACTCTTTCTAACTCTTGCCACTTAGTTCTTCCCCCACTATCAACAAATTTTGGAAGTACTACCGATGCCAAATCGCAAACATCGAAGGGTGCAAGACAAGTTTCTCCACATGGATTAGTTCCTGTAATAGGAGCGAAGTAATATGAATTATTCTTAATGAGATTATCCCACACAAGAATCCCAGGTTCCCCACACTCCACCATGTTGGAAAGAATCTTGTACCATAACTCACGAGCATCTACAGTATCGTAGACCTTCCCCCTGAAGGTCAGATTCCAAGGAGAGCCAGCAAGAACAGACTCAAGGAAAGACTTGGTAACATTAACACTAATGTTAAAGTAAGAAATAGAACCATCCACAAGCTTTGCGTCGATGAAATGTCGAATTTCTGGGTGAGATACATCACAACTGCCAAGGGAGGCAGCGCGGCGAGAGCCGCCAGATTCAATACAAGCAGCACACCCATCAATAGCTTGCATAAAAGATACAAGTCCACTTGAAACACCTCCTATTCCTTTGATTTCAGCACCCATTGGTCTTAAGGTTGAAAAATTTATGCCAACACCTCCACCATCAGCCCATAGTTTAAGAGCATTTGCAGCGCAATCTCCAATCTCATCAATAGAATCCCCAATGGGTAGATGATAACAATTAAACAGGGAGCCACGGCTACGCCCAGCGTTTCTTAAAATCCTCCCCCCTGGGATGAAGAGCAGAGTATTTATAATGTCTGAAAACTGAGTAGCCCATTCATCTCTCTTCTCTACTGGTTCTGCTTCAGCTATAGCTCTCCCTACTCTGGATGCCAACTCACTCCACTGTGTTTCCTTACCTTCCAGCAGATACCGCTTCTCTACAATCTTCTTCGCACTTTCGCTCAGCACTACGCAACACCTCCCTTGAAATCAAGCATACGAGATCCTCCACTGTTTCTATAGTTCTATCTTCTGGTACAGAGATGTTGAATACATCCTCTGCTTGCATTCCTAACTCCATAACATCCAACGAATCCAACCCCAAATCCTTATAAAGATGTGAATCCTTGGAAATTTCTTTTCCTGGAAACCAACCTTTAAGAACTCGCATCACATTTCTTTCCACGTTTTTTCTGGAACCATTCTTTCCTGGGAGTGACAGCACTCCACAGGAATCCATGTTTCTCTGCCCATTCTGCATAGGTGGTACGGCTCCCCCTCTCTATCTTATTCTCCGGTTTCTCGAAGATCAAAGCTATCTTCCGTTCTGGATTTGATGTGGCAATCGCCATCAACTTACGTCTAACATCTCTTGTGAGTTTCCCCTTGCACTCAAGGGTAGGGCCAGGGACTTTAAAATCTGGGGTATACTTGGCGGGTTTAAATGCGTAGACCCACTTCTCTGCTTCATACTCGAATGGAATATCGTTCTCTTCCAACCATGCTTGAGTTCGTACTTCAAGAATGGATTTCAACCCCGCCATCTTAGCAAACTTACGCGCAGAGGCAGAATGCTGTTCACTCCTCGGCAGGTTTCCCCACCTTTTTAGAACTTCCGTTGCGCTCAACACTATCCTTTTCTTTGGCATCAGGATCATCCTTTAATTTGTTAGTTATTCGACGGATAAATTCCATCTTCATTTCCTCTGGATATTTCATATCTTCATTCATGGGTATGGATCCTCCTTCTGTTTCACATCCTCTGCTGGATCCAATAGGATTACTGTTTCCTGCTGTGGTTCAACCACAGAACCCCACCAGAGGGCGGCCTCCATGAGACCCACCCTTCTTTCCAACTGCTCTACTCGCAACTCCAACTGTGTCTTCATATCATGATTCTTTCCACAAGACCAGCATCACCTTGTTTATTGTTTTTATAGTGGGCATACTGATTGCACCAAGGAGCAACATCACACCATTCTTCACATCTCTTCCTCTTTGGGAGTCTTACCTCCACGAAGATAGTTCCTGGTTGATGTTTCACCTTCACTTCCTGAGCGTAGGCTATCGCCTCTTCCTTCACTTTAAAATTCTTCATGGAGCGTTTAAGATTGGACGTAGACATGACAGCATAGGTAGTATCTGAGTCTCGTTCCCACATTTCTTCTGAGGTACAAAGTGGGAGATTCTCGTCGGCTACCTGCTCATTGGATTTCATGAGATTAATTCTATCCCTCACAAAACCCTCTGTCTCTTCCAAGGGCCAGAACTCCATCTCATATTCTTCCACAGGATCACGAGGAAATCTTTCATCCCTCACAGCATCCACCTGTTTCCAATCAAGGTAGAGTGCTATGATGTTCAACGACTTCACCTCTATACCCCTACGATGCAGCATGTAGGCATAGATGTTGACCTGCTTGTGCCAGTCCTCCATGTGTGGGTCAAAGATCTTCTTCCACACCTTGCAGGTCTTAATGTCGTAGAGATGCTTACCATCCATGAGAATATCAAAGGTACCAGAAATCAGGCGGTCCTCAATCTTATCAAAGACGGTACGCTCTACATCATACTTGTCGTCGATGAGAGACTGCAACCGCAACCCATCTTCGAACCCACCATGCACACATGAACCAATGAAGGCTGAGATCTGTTGCTCTGGTCCCCTCTTGATCTCATGCTTATGTCGCTTCATGAGATGTACAATACGTGGGCTATCAATGAGAGTGGTCACACTGTAATCTCCGTATGATCTATACCTCTTAGACCATACTGCCAACGCATCCATCAACGGTTTAATGTGTTTCACATGACCTCCTCTGGATCCACTCTCTGGATCACATCTGAGAATGTGAGCATCATCTTCCTGAAATCCTGCAACGAGAGACCAGAATCAAACTTCAAACCATACTCCCCCACCTCAAAGTTGAAGACGAGTTCAAAATGTTTCTGTTCATGTCCATCTTCCATCACGTAGATGTCTACGAGTTTATTCAAACTCACCTCCACCACACGAGAACTGTTCGTGTGTCTGTAAATAGTATTTGGTACCCACCTTACGCACACGTACACCAGGAGGCAAATGCCTCATTGCTTTCAGATACTCACCTTTAAAGTTATGACATAACTTATAATACTGTACATCATGCGGATCAAATGGCACCCGCAACGGATGCCCCATGTCACTCTCACATTGTTCCAATGCCGGATTCAGCTTCGTCAAGACACGATAACAATCCCCCCACCTTGCGTACTCTCTCTGCTTTCTGGAGAGCTGCCAATGTGGGCAGGCCCGACACATCATGCTGCCCTCGCTCTTCGATTCTTACAATTTTCAGACCGTGTAACCCAGTTGACATTGCCGGGTTCATAGTTTCCGTCGTTGTTAATTCTATTAATTTGAGCAGATTTAAATGGACGTCTTCCAACATCAGAAATAAATTTATTAAAAGATGAGTATAAACATTTAATACCACGGCCCCCATAATTTTTATAGTTCCATGTTTTTGTATCAGTGCATCTTTGTTTCATAGTACGAAACACTGCGTACTCTGGAGTATTACGTAATCCATGTATTCTTGTTATTTCACCAAGTACAGAACGTTTATGACAACCACATGATGTAGTTGTACCATACACAAGATTTCCGTATGCTACAACTGTTCGTTGCCCACAATCACACAAACAATAGTACATAATTTTTCTTGACTGAGATCGTTTATTCGATAATCTTTCAACCAACAATCTACCAAATCGTTTATTAGTTAAATCTTTTACAATTTTCATTTAACATCTCCGCCTATAATAATTTTATTCCTCACTTTAAACAAACCAGTATTTGTGAAATATTTTACAGTAGCGAAACCTCCTATCCAATTATTCATAGGCATATAGCTTTCAGATAGTTTACAAGTACATCCTACCATCCACGAACCTTCATGGGTGTTGTCCAGCTTCTTGAAGATGTGCTGCTGACTCTGGTGATGATGCCCAAAGATGGTATTCACATGTGTTTTCAAATACATATTGCGTGCCATGTTCACCACGTTACCTGTCATGTACACTTCATGACCATGCAAAACGTAGAGCTTACCCAACTGGTAGGGTTCCAGCCCTGAGTTCATACGGGCTACATTGGACACGTACTCGATGTCCAACTTCGAAAGATCGAGCAAAGAATCCACCGCCAACTCAGGCAAACGACACAATTCTGGAGCCTTGGTCCAGAGGTAGCGGGTGAGACGATGCTCATGGTTCCCCTCAATGTACACGATCTTCTTATGGGGGAAGGTGGATCTGATGTGAGTAAGGAACATACGGACAAGATCAATTTCATCCTTGAAATCCATACGATCTGGATCCTGTTTCCAATGGGACACATCCTTGAAGTCTACAAAATCCCCCGCGAGAATCAGTTCATCGGGATCCCACTCACGAGCGTATGTCAGTGCAATGTCGAGGGCTTGCTGATTATGGTAGGGGATGTGTGGATCAAAGAGAAGGAAAGCTTTACGCTCTGTCCCATTCATGTCCTGCATAACCCTATTCCCCTGCATACGATCCGACCATCTACCAGCATAGCGACGAACAGACCTCTCACTACAGCCCAACGCAGCAGCTATCTCCTTGTTGGTCATCTTTGTTTCTTTAATCATAAACAATATGCGATCTTTTAAGTCCTGATTCATATTAATCCTTTCGTACTGCATAATTACTTGTAATCATTTGGAATCCATCCTCAAATTGAACAAGACATGAATTCTTTTTTCCTTTCGCAACTACAACACAAGTTTGTCCTGTTCTACTTGGTAATTTTTTCCACACATACTTCATTCTGTAGGGGGTGCCAAAGGGTCTGCACTACCCTTCTTCATTTTCTTCGGAGCTTCGGGGAATGGTGCCACAACCCCGTCCTTGATGTAAGGAGTGAGGTACACATCTGCCAACTGGGTACAGAAAGCTGCCACATACTCAGGTGACTGCCCCTGAGAGGCTCCGCACGCCACGATAATCTGCTGAGCCAGATAGACACCAGCACTCCTATTCGTGTCGTCACCACGACTTCCTCCGTCTGCTCTACGGGCAGATGCCTCCTTGGTGTAGGATTTTCCACCACCTTTGGCATACTTCTTGGCGTTGGCAATCTCATCCTCTGTAGCTTGTTGAATCTTCACGATATTCCAGTAGTCCCCATCTTGCTTCATGGTCACATTGATGGTATCCCCAACCTCACAATCTTCCAACTGATCCCGAAGATCCTTCTGGTTAGCAAAGAACTTCTTCTTCCATTCCTTGTCATCCTCCAACTTGGTACCCACAATTTCCTTAGCTGCTTTGGTTCCCAACTTAGAATCATTGATCTGCGTAAGTTTAATTATCATCTTATTTCCTCCTTTGAATTAAGAGCATTATCCGCAATTGATTTACATTCTTCCACCATCTGTCTCCACGATACTGTACCTGGACTGTTCTCCTCTATGTCCACTATTTTATGCAGTGCCACTTCAAGCTTCACAATGCGTTGTTCATAATAGCCTACCTTCTCACGAATTGCATCTTCTATGGCTCCCATAATCTATTCCTCCATAGCTTTATGCGCTTGATCTAAAACATCCTGATAATTATCTGATATAATTCCAGCAAGACATCCTTCATAATAAGCAAGAACCCTCGATAGAACGTCTTTCAGTACCCCTATACGTTTTCTTAATACATCACGTTCTTCTTCCAGCCGCTCAACGTCAGCGGCGTGGTAGTAGTCGCCTGAATTGTCACCAGGCTCAGAACATCCGTAAGCAGGAGCGTTGTGTCCGTTGCAGTCAAACCGCACCTTACTCATTCCCCACCTCCCAGCGCCTTGATTGTTGCAGCTCTGCAAGATATTTTTTCACCACCAGCCGCATAAGCTAAGTCTTTCCACCATTTTCTACTGCGGTTGCATTGTTTTAACTCTCTTACCAACCGCTCGATCTCGATGTGTACGGCTGTAATCTCATCCCGCAGCCTAACGATTTCCTCAGCCAGCCGCCGGGCATGATTCGCCAGCACTTCGACGGTATCCGGCCCTCGCTGTTCCGGCTGTGTGCTGAGTGCCTCCCCGGCTATGTCAATCATGCGCTGGTTCTCGGCGCGGAGTGCCATCTCCCTGTCAACAGCAGCTTCAACATCGCTCATAGATGCTGAGTAGTAAGGGCTATCTTTTGGTACCCTACACAGCGCCGCAGACTCTTGAGTGTTTGCTTGGGCCACCACCCCGACACCCGCCAAGCGTAGGCGCTCAGTTTCAAGTTCGGCCTCCAACTCCTTGACGCGCTGCTGGAGGGCTGCGTAGTCGGTATAGTTTGCAACCTTCAAAGCCGGGTCGTGGATGGGACACCCTTTTTTAAAATCTGTCGCTGTGCCTTGATCGCATAAGCACTTCCAGTATGCTTTCATTATCACCATTATCCCTCCTTCGTCGCCTCTGCGAGCATTTTATCCCACGATTATTCCAAACCCATAGGTAGGTATGGGTCAAGTGGAGATCTTCTCCTGAACCACACCAGGGGAGAGGGTTGTTGGATTTTTTTTCGATCTCCGGCTGCCCTTCCCCATACGAAACGGCCACAACGGACACAGATTCAACTCACATTCTCGAACTTCAACTATGCTGCCACCACTACAATCCAAACAATGGAATCGAATTGCCTTTGATGCCGATAGGTTACGAGTTTCAGTACGTTCTTTTCCTGCCATTAAATATTTAAATGTGTGATTAAACGCCATGTTATGCCTCACTTCTGTCTTCGTTTATACTCCACTATGACCTTTGAGATTGCATCACTCTTCAGTTTATGCACCCGTTGTTGAGTGAATCCAAGCTGATTTCCTATGTATTTCTCAGTCTTACCTTTCATTGACATGGACATGACCTGTCTTTCATGAGGTTTCATAAGCAGGGTAGCCTCTTTCAAAGCACTTTCTTTCATGGTGTCTTCCAACTTCTCACAAAGATCCTGCAATGGATTCCCCTGCATGGGGTAAGTGGCAGGGATGGAGGATCCAAAGTAAAGATCCCGCTTCGCATCTTTGTTTATCCTCTTGAACTGTTCGTAGGTTTCTTTGTACGTGTTTTGGATAAGGAAATCAACAGCTTGATCTCTACTCATCTTTCCTGGCTTGATCCTACGTGTCCAGGTGTAGCAAGCGAACTCCACGGTGGACATGATCTCGTCTTTATCTATGAAATTCAGAGCGTTGCGTATCTTTCGAACTACTATAGGTACCACATCGTTCTTAAATTCCATGTATAGGGTCCACTTCATGGAATCCAGCAACTCTTTATCGGAAGGCCATTCAGCTACCGTTTCCCAATCAAATCTGCAACATAGGGGTACAGGCCAATGCCGTACACCTGTCCTACCAGTTGCCACTTTACAGAGATGCAACGCTCTCTTTAACTCCACCACACGGCCAAACTTCCACTCTCCATCTTTACGCCATCCAATGGCTACAAACATAAGTACCTCCTTGACCAGATATACAGAATTTTCACAAATAACAACCATCTTTTTTTAGGGAAGCCTCTAACGTACAGATACTATTCATAATATTTTTCATCTCACAGCTCAGGATAAAACGGCCACGGTTACACTCCGCTGTCCTCATGTTGATGGCCTCAAGGGTGTCCGCTCCTTCCAGTTCCAGGAATGTACGCTCAAAGTTCTTCATCTTTCCCCAGTACAACTCTTTAAGAAATTGTATTCGTAACAGTATCTTAACAAGAGGGGAGACCTCCGATGCTCCTGAAACTACACGAGATCGTCCTCTCAATTGTGACACTGAGCTATAACAGAACGGACAATGGTGCCTGTCCTTGGAATGGAAAGCTGTGAAACAGGACGGACAGATGGTATGATTCTCTGTGAATCTTCGCCTCCTACCAGGAGGAGGCAGATACGTGACCCTCTCTCTCACTTCATTACAGGCCCGTGGCTCATACTTTATTCCCTGTGGCTCCCTGCATAGGGGACACAGGAGATCGTGGAACCTGGGGGCTGTGAGGAAGCTACGCACATACTCCTCACTCATCTCTGCCTTGCAGAACTTACACTGGAATCTCATAGACCCTCCGGGAAGACAACTCCTGTTTAGAATCAGGAGAGGTTTATTTTATTTAAATAGATTATTATATTATAATATTAGTATAAGTATTATTATAATAATATTAATTTATTTATATTAATATATTATTATAATAGTATTAGTATAATAGTTTATTTATAATATTATTATATTATAATAGTATTAGTATAATATTATATTATAATAGGCGGGACGAAGGTTCCCGCCGTAGCTTCCAATATTTTATGAGCTTCGTGGTGGATAGAAAGTATCCACCCAGTTCGAAGTACCCTTCTGATTCTTCCTCCGCAATGTGGGACCGAGGGGCCAGCATGTCTGGCAGGTCCATGTCCCTGTCGTCATCCTTGTTTCGTTCCAGGATGGGTGGTATGACAGGGGTGAACATGTAGCAGGAGTAGACTGAACCCTTCAGGTTCCCGCACTCGTACCGTGGTCCACTCTCAGTCTCAAAGAACTTCGCACGATGCTCACATCTCATGCACAGCATTTTCATGGTGCCTCCTATGTGCTTGAAGTTGTAGTGTAAATGTATGATGCAGACGTACCTATATCCCATTGATGTGGGTGGAAAGCTGAGTACTGACTCCAATCAAATGTGTTTTTGTTGATTTTTCGATTTCAATGAAAGCCTTCCCCCCGAAATCACAGATAATATGAGCACCTCCTCCACCAAAAACATGCCCTCCCTGTATGTTCTTGAGATTTATAGCAATTGCTATGTACCCATCACTCTCCTCTACAATTCTTTGAAGGTGCCATACCTGCGTTTTCATACCGGGCTTAGATTTGAGTAACGATTCCCACATTCGCATTCACCTCCTAATTTTACGTTCCAATCTACCCCAAAATAGTTGGAGATGTAGGTATCAAGGTTATCCCCTACGTAATTACACAGTTTTATTAGGGATTGCAATTCGTTCTCCACATAGTCGAACACAAGAGAATCATGAACTGTAAGGATCAGCTTGCTTCTCATTCTCCTCTGTACAAGGGCACGACGAAGCACAACGCAAGCAAGAGGCAATATATCACCACCAGAATTACCCTGTATAGGCCAGTTCTTAATGGTGTTTTCTGGGTATACGTAAGTACCTGTTTTCTTATCGTACTCAGACTTATGAAAAGTAAAGCGACGACCAGAAAATATTTCAAGTTTACCTCCTTGCGACCACACCCTTGAGATCAAGGATTGGTTATGATCCCTAAGTCCATGATATTTTTCAAAGAATGCATCTATAATCTCCATCCATTTTCGTTTGGAGAATGGGGGCATCTTAGGATCAAGGAAAAAACCCCAGTAGGAGCCACCGTAGATCATGCGGAAGTTGAATACCTTGGCGTGTGTTCTATTTTGGTAGCTCTCTGGATCTGACTTGCTCTCGAACTTTAACCCCATGAGGTCTCGACAAGCAGCTATATGCTGATCAACCCCCGTGTTTATCTCGTGGATCATCACCTGATCTTGTGATAGGAACGCTGCATCCCTCCACTCTATCTGCGACAAGTCCCATTGCAGGAGTCCATCGTGGTGGGGTACTACAATATCTTTGGTCACTTCATATAAGTTCATGACGTTGGGGCCAGAGGAGGAGAGACGACCTGTAGTTGTGAAGGTGTTGTTGAATGTGGTGTGAACACACCCATCTGAGGCGATCTTGTTGAGGATTCCAGTATCCTCTTTCTTTCCCACCAGAGTTTTCATGATGGCTACGTGATCAGCCAACTCCAGGAGTTTAATCTTAATCTCCTTCGCCTCCTTAGTCTTTGCCTTCAAGAGAGAGATCGTTGTCTTATCGGTTTTGAAAAACCCTTTCTTCTTATACTCAGTTCTCGGCAACGGTTCAAACAATCGTGGGAAGTTCACCTCTTTCTTAAATGTCTTCTCGTAGTACTTCGTTTCAGGTTTAGATTTGTACGATCTTGTTACCCATTCCTCCCAAGAAATATCACAAGTACCACCATAAAGACAAGCGCTAAGTTGGTCATTTGACTCAAGATTTATTCTTTCATCTCCAAAGATTTCCTTCAATTCTTTTTCAAGAAGTACTACTTTACTTCTACTTTGTTCGTAGATTTCTCTCGCTTTTTCCACATCAATCTTCAATCCCATCATCTCCATATCTACAAGAGAGAAGAGAAACTCATTCTGTAATTCTATAACCTTAAGAATTTGTAAACCATCCACCTCTTTCCATTGAGAGCGATACACTTCCTCTGTCAGATTCACATCCTGGGTAGCATACTCATCCAGTACATCAAACGGAATATCCTCTGTGTGTACACCTGCATCCCAGTATTCCTTTGCCGATCCCAGTTTAGCACCAAGTCCACGACGAGCAGCCACTTCGTCGAGATTGTAGGACAGCGTATGATCCTGCCCATGAATAAGATAGTCTGCTACTTGCGTACACCACAACTTCTTTCCTTCAAAGTTTATGCCACCACAGTATTTAGCTACGATAAGATCGTGCTTCAAGTTGTGTCCTACTATAAGATCAGCCTCGTTGACAGAACTTTGAAACTCTTTCCATGAATCTATGGGTGCTGGAGTTTCCACACTTATATTCTTGTGATCAAACCATAGTGTACCCATCCTATCTTTCTCGTAGTGTTTATCCCCTATCGTGTAAGTAAGACAGGACAGTACAAAGTCAGGATCCCACGGCTTGAACACACTTTCTCTATGCTCTGTGTCGAAAACCAAAGTCCTCATTTTATCAGAACCTTTCTATATGAGGGTGTATGTTTAACTCCAGCAGTTTCCGCAACTTTTTGAGAGACCATAGATGTGTCCATCCCAACTAAAGAAAGACCTACATAGTGCAAGTTTGGTCGTCCGAATACAACCCTCAGTCCAGTATTACCTAACCCATTGGAGAACCACCAATTCTTCAGAAATATAACGGGAGTTCTTGCTCCTTCTACTGTCAAGGATATAGTTCCTCTTGAAGTATCGGGTACCATTTCAACTTTGTAGACTGCGGTTTTCAAATTACACCTCCCTATAAATGCAGCGTTCGCGGGTAAATTCTGCTGTGAATCTTGCTCCCTCCCCTTCGTTCAGCTTGTTTTTAGGTACTGAAAAGAACCGTAAATTAGCCATAGAAAGATCGTCAAGAGTGCGCCCGATGCCAACGGCATAATCAAGCTCACCTTGAATGGCAACTCTTGAGCCATAAATGTCCGACAGTTTGAGATATTTTCTATTCTCGCTCTCACCCGTAGCTTGAGCCAAACAAATGATGGAGACATCATAAAGTTTTGCCCTTTCACGATACCAGTTGAAGAGATACTGAGCACTGTGGATTTCATTGTCGGTCCTAAGATCAGTTGAAACTTTTGTCCCTTGGTCAATAAATAGAATTCTGGGTCTGTTTCGTTCGAGCAATCGTTCGACAGTAGCGATATGGGAAACTGAATCATATAGACAGATAGAGTTCCATCCTCGTTCTGTCCTGAGAGTGCTTGTACCCTGTGGATCTTCAAGGATTTCTTTCCTTGTTCTTCCGGTAATAGCTTGGGTAAGGCGCAATGCAATTCTGCTACCTCCCTCTTCGTTCCCCGCATAAACAATCTTATCCATAGTACCAACCATTTGGCGAGCAAAGTGAGCACAACAAGATAGACCGAAAGAAGTTTTTCCTGTATCCACAAACGCATAGATTATCCCCACAGTCTTCCGCTTCGCCCCACCTATAGCCTTGGTGAGAGATTGCAGCGGCCAAGATAGACCTACATCTGAGATCTCTGAAGTTATCAACTCCTCCACCGAGAAGTTGCAAGGTGTTAGTTCACGAGCTACAGCAGGAGGCACTCGCATCTTTGCAACAAACTGATCCACGTCTGAGATTAAAGAGGGGAGCACTCCATGCACAGTACCCTCCACTACAGGCACCAGCTTAGCCATGATCTGTGCAGCATGGTGCTGCTCGATAGTACGTTCCAAAAGATCCTGCATGATGGAGGTGGAAATCTGTTTCTGAAAGATGTCGTTGATGATCTCTGTGTACACCTCCCTATCCTTGGATCCAGGATAATTCATCTCGTAGAAGTGGAGCAATTCCTCTCTTCCTATGTACTTATGCTCACGATAGGTCTCGTAGTAGCGAGTGATGAGATTGAACACCACCTTGATCTCACGATCCATATTCTTTATTTCATGTAGGTATGGTCCTCCCTTCTCAAATTCGTTACGCTTCTCACAGAATAATTTTAGGAGCGAAATTTCATTTGACATATCAATCCTCAGGTAGAAATTTATTCAACTCAAACTTTATAACTGTGTCGGAATAGTCCTTTGGATCCAACGCTGTGTAGATGTAGGACGATGGTATGTCTAACGAGAGAGCTTTCTTCCAATATACCATAGACTTATCCAATGCATCGGCATCAAGCCACAATACCATCCTTCCATCGAGATCCAGCATACTCTTTATCCGCATCATCAATGCAGGTGACACATGCGTACCAAGGAGAGCCAACGTCTGCAACTTGGTTGCCTTGAAGATACGATAGGCAGAGATTAAATCCTCACACACCACTATTGTTGTGGACTTGCAACTGTAGTTCCGCAAATGATAGAACATATTGCCGGGAAGATGGCGTTTAACCAGCCATTTAGGTACGGAATAATCTTTACCTTTACCCTGCTTTCGTAACCATTCGTTGGTGTCTCTACCAATCCATCCCAGTAGTTTCCAATTAATGTATTCTGGATTTATCAACTCTGTATTACGGATGGGGAAGATCAATCTCTTGTACCAAGGTGAATAATGCACATCGAGATTGTTAAAATCTGGAGCTGTGAGTCTGTACTTCAAGAGAAAATGCAACGCATCCATTGGTATTCTACTGGCATCCACATTAGTAGGAGACACAGCTATGCAATCAGGTGGCAAGTAGAGTGGACCTAATGGCTTGTCGTTGTTCAACAATTCAGGAGGCACAGCCCTTGTGATGTCCATGATCTGTTTGGGAGTCATGAGATCAAGGGCAACACCACCCTTTTCCCCACATCGAAAGCATTTCCATAGCCACCCATTCTCTACCCTCTTGACTACCATACATGGATCTTTGCCCTCAGAACATGGCATGCCACTTCTCGTTTCTTTGTGGAGAACACGAGTGCTCTCCCCCATCTTGAAGTGTACCCCATTGGAGCATACGTCTTTGACTTCTTGGGGGACGTACATTACTCCACCTCTCTTTCCCATTCCCGTTTCCACGCATCCTTCAACTTCTTGCGCGTGGTTAGTTTAATGATGGCTCCAGACTTGCGCTTAAATACCTCTGCCATTTGCTTCGTAGTCTTCGGCACGTTCCGTCTTGTGCGAGACATGTTTACACCACCTTTCTATAATGATGGCCGTTTATTAGATCATGTTCGGATCCCTGTCCAGTAGATGTTGCAGGATTAGACACCCAGTTTATAATCCTACAACCAGAATTTGTTTTGCGAATTTGCAGGATTCCACAATTATGTGTAGATGTTGGTTTAACCACAGTCAGGATTCCTTTAGAAGAGTGTACCTTCTGCACAGTAGCAGCAAGATATGTAATCAAAGGACCGCCTGAAAAATCAGAATATAATCCAAAGTATAGGGTATTCATATTATCTCCTACTGGTGCAAAGTCAACGGTTCCCAAAGGTTAGGAGCTGGCACTGGTTCAGTTTCAATGAGTAGTTTAATTCCATCCTCAATCACTGAGTTAACATTTGGGTACACAGCTTTCAGTTTATTGATACCTTCATATACCCTCACAGCCATGCCCATGTGTACATTACCTGGAGCCAATGGACCAAATGTAATCTTCCACGTTTCAGGTATGGCAATCTTGATAGATCCTTTATTGGTGAATGTTATGGTGTACCTATTTCGTTTCATTAGGTTCCCTCCTTTTGTAGTCCCACGCGCTTCGCATTTTCAATAGCTCCGTGAGAGTTATGAGATAGTACCATGACTTTGTTCTTTCTGCACCCATATGGTGCCTATCCAGAATCTTTTTGTGGTGCCTCCATTGTCTGGTTATGTATTGCAATGAGAACCCATAGTAATGATCCCACAATGCCCCAAGGTTTGGTAGGAATAGAAAGATGTTATCCATTGAGAGCACCTCCATGTGTCTTTGTGCTGAACCTACGGAACATGTCAAGATCATACATGTGGATAACTCCAGTACTCATGGTGAAGACACACCCACACTCGTTGCACATATTATCCCCCACGGTGTACTGAGTGGGGCCGATCTGCTCACCAAAACAATGGGGGCATGTGCGTAGATCATCAAGATCTGCTCCCTGTTTCTCCGCTACCTTATTACCATCCCAAATCAAGAGATCACCTTCGGTGTTCATCAGTGCTGCATGTACATCTTTCTTGTCGAGATTGTATTCCTTTGCTGCTTTCTCCAACCCACTATTCTTATTCTTTTTCTTTTCGTGATGCTTCACTATCTGTTTGTCGATGCTGAAAACTTTCCAGTTGAAATTGGAGAGACACTTCCCATCCTTCGTGCAGTACGTCTGGAAATATCTCTGCAAGATTTCTGTGGCAGTCATGGACATCAGTTTATCATATACTGAGACTTTAGAATTCTCTTTATCTTTTCGAGCAGGGTTTCCGGCTGGAGGAAGTAACCCCCGATCTACGTACTTATGCTTCACGGAGTTATAGGAATCCTCCCATGAAGTGAACGTACCAGCCTGCCAGTACCCACACTTTCCATACTGTACGCCAGAAGAGAAGTACCCGTAGGGCAATTCTTTCCACTCGTCAAGCTTGGTATACCAGGAATCAAGATGTTCCTTCTGGATGTAGGGCTTTGAGTTAGAATACCATGTCCCACCACCCTTCCATCCACTCGTCCCCCCACTGTAATACGTTGGAGTCGATGGGGCATAGTTTAAATTTGAGAACTCCCAGTCCTTGTACTTGTGCCATGTGCCATACTTCCAATATGTTTCTTTGTAGGTAACGATCCACCTCGAAGCACCTTTTGTTAGGATAGTGTCTGCAATGTTGTCATGCACCCTTTTATCTTCCCAGATCGACATGAGAGGGAAGAGATAGTCCCGAATATAGCAGATGGTATCAGATGCTACCTTCTCACCGTTACCCACCACTCCATTGTGGATTGCCATGTATGGAGTTTTAAATTCCAACTTCCGCATTTCATCCACATCGTCAAGGATTGGGAACGGATGACAGTTCCCACCATCTTTATACCCAGAAGTACCGATGCGAAAGTGTACGAATACCGTGTCCTCTTTCTTAAAGTTCTGAGACTTGTACTTCTCTATAAAATCCCCCCACTTCATGAACCCCTTGTGAACCTGCCACAAACTCTCGGTAGGTAGCCAGTATGCATAGCCTGCACCATCGCTGTTCTTTTCCCAGCAATACTTCAGAATTTCCTCGGTGAAATCTTCTGCCTTGTGGTCCTTAATTCCAATAATACACATCGAGACCTCCTTATTTGCGAGTTACGTTAGAGAGATAGGATCCATAGTAGCCAGCCATCACAGACTTTATGAACTGATGCAGATTAGCATACGTCTTTGGTTTCACGGAGATATACTTCAAGAAATCCTCCGCCGTGAGATTCTGCATGGATGTATCTCGTGCAAAGTAATACACCGCATGGCAGAACTCCACATTCTTGAAGAAGATGGGAGTCTCTACAGTGGAGTTGAATATCCGTACTTCCACAGAGTTCTTAAGCATGAGGTTCACAGCGGAGTGCCGCTCACCAGATGCCAACTGTTTATTCTTCGCACAGTCAGGCAGTTGATTCAAATCCTGCTTACGAAATGAGAAGTACTCATTCTCCCTATTTCCGGTGAGATGGTTTACCTCCCTTCCTGAAATGTCGAGGATAAAATTCCTGTTATCCTTCGAATAGAAGAACTTCATGAACTTGTAGAGATGCGTTGTTGTGAATGCTGCCTTGCTGAGATGGATGTGGATACCGCAGGTTTTATCCCACCCTTTTCCATACATGGGACTTTTCGAAGAGAGCTTGTTGTCCCTGCAATAAGCCAGCATCGCATTCCACGCATCTCGATCCCCCTTCCACGTCTCCCATGTGAAGGGCTGAGTGACGACCTCAAATCCATTCTGGATAGAGGAGTCTGTCTTGCAATAGAACGCTGTGGGTGGGAGGAATGTATGCAACTGTTTAATGTGGTATTCGTGCGATTTTCCAGTATGATTTTCCACTTCCCACTCAATACCCATGAACAAGGAGTCCTCTCTCTTTCTTTCATGAGGTGCAAGACGGAAGATCGCCTTGGGTTTGAATGACCATTGATGTATGGGATGATGCATGATTCTATGGCACGATTGACAGGTATCCCCATTGTACATATTGCGTTGAAGGTACGGATAGGAACAGGAGATACAGTTCTTAACAGATGCTCCACACTTTACACAGAGAAGTTTTGGGAATGTTTCAGTGGAGTCATTCCCTACATCAACAGTGATGTTGTGCAATTTCATGGTGGAGGTGTGGAATTTGTTGCCACACCCAGCACAGTTTACATAGTTTCTAAAACATGAGGCGCATACTCTTGCGTTGCTACGATCAACTGCCACCCCTTTACTCTTAATCATAACTGCTCCGCAATCCCTGCACTTCATATAAGTGGATGCGAAACATTCCCCGCAGATGAATCGTTTAACTCCGCTCTGCTCTATCATCATGTGGCTTGCTACTTTATGCAAGCGCCCACAATGGAAGCAATACGACAATCGTTTCTGAGAGATCTTCGATTTCTTGAAGGCTATCTCTGCCTGCTTGTTCCCCTCCATCAACTCCTTGACCATCTCTATGTGGGCGTCGATCTTATCTTGCAGATTAGATCCCACATATTGATCAAGAGAGTAGATTACTGGGATAAATCCCAGTTTTGAGAAGGCAGTCTTTGCGTACTTCTCATACTGCTCGTTCTGGCGAATTGTGCGGCAAGTGTAGCAGTCACAATCGCCGCCCTTCTTAATTTTGTACATGCACCCTCCCTCCTAAAGACCGTTGAATGCTGACACATACGCCTGTCTCACACCAGGGATCTTCATACCTGGGGAGCTGTTCACTTCAATGAACCAAGGAACCAGAGGATCGTCGTTGCTACTTACGATGAAATCCACTGCTCCAAAGTTCTGCCCAAGAATCTTCAACGCTTTGTGTGCTGCAAGCTGAGCACGTTTGAAGACTCCAACCGATGGTTCTTTCAGAGATGAGAATACACCGCCTTGTTTATGGTTCCAGGTTAGCTGTTGCTCACCCATAGGATGGGTGCGCTTGAATACTGGGTACTCAGAAGGAGGAATCCAATCAAACGCATGGACTCGCAACTCATATTTACGATTGAGTACCCTGAGTTGAAGGTATTTATGTTCATCCTCCGCTATTTCAGAACCATCCCACACGCAGATCCCCTTTCCACCTATAGAATAGAAAGGTTTAATAATGTATTTATTAAATTCATCTACGTCATTGTCCAGCATTGTAGGTGGAACTGCAATATGATCCTCCACCATCTTGCATACCTTATACTTGTTCGGCTCGATGTTAAAGTTGATAGCCTTGCAATCCTGTGGTAGAAGTGGAACTACATCCATGAGGAATGATGCCCACTTCTTACCCACCATTCCGAAGTTGACCACAACAGGAGCACTCCTGCACTCCTGCACGGAGGGAGTTGTCGTCCAATCTGGCCCCAGAATCTTCGCCACTTTTTTGTACCATGTCCCGCGACCCACAATTATCTTTTTCACGGCACCTCCTCATTTTTATGGAGAATGGAACGTTCCGTTTCGAGAACTGTACGTACCAGTATTCATCCATTATTGCACCACTTTCACCTTTCCCGCGTTGTCCAACTCAAACACGGATGATAGTCTGTCAAGGTTTGGGCCTTCAATTTTCTGCCGTACCCATACCCCGTCTTTCTCTACGATGACCAGTCCACCCTCGATGGCGGTGCCATCTTTCTCGCAAGCTGTGAGACCCACGAGAGATCCCTCATACCCATCTTTCTCGACGTATACGAACTTGAGGTATATGTCTTCCGCAAGATGAGCCACCTCGTTGCAGTTAGCGATGATATGCTCCACGTTGGGATCGCAAGAGCTATTTAATTTCGGCATTTGCATCCTCCTCGAATGTGGAATATTTCCCCACCAGAAACATCTCGGTGGGTTTATCCTTCTCGTTGTGGAAGTCTGGTCTGAATACCACAGTCTCCCCCATGTGGTTCACCACTTTCAACCAACCATTCTGAGATCCGTAAAGATACGCCTCAAACTCCTTCAATTCTTCCCGTTTTTTCTTCTTGCCCATTTAGATCCTCCAATCTTTTTCAAAGGTTGTCAGTTTGATGGATGCTGCACGCTTGATCCAACGCGCAGCGCACGCATACATCCACCCGTTGAAAGAGTTAACAGCAAGTAATGGGTTGTTCTCATTGATCCCTTTCTCTGGATTCCTATGCTTCGAGTGCGGGTATAGATTTGTAAACATCAACGCTCTTTCTGTGAGATCATAGGCCAGCTCCACCAATTTGGGATGTGAGGCCCAGAAGTTGGAGAGTGTGCGATACTCACACCCGTATGGAGTGGGACGATATGCACCAGATTTTCCATACAGTTCCTTGCGTACAGCAGATGCAGGAGAGCGATCCAAGAGAATGGACAGATTACCAAGCAGAAGATCCATATACTGGATCATGCGGATCTTTGCATCTTTCTCTCCCAAGCTGGGATGCCCAACATGGATATGTAGTCCTCCAGTCCGCAATCCAGAATTCAGGGAGAAGGGTTTGGGGTTTACCCTTCCTTTCTTCCAGGCATTGAAATCAGGATCACACCCAAACTCCATCGCTTCCGGGTGTTCCAATTGGTCGGGCGTGAATACAACGGATGGCACGGCCTTGATTGTGTATCCTGCTGGAATGGTACGCATAATCAACTTGATTCCGTCCCGGATAGCGGAGACAAACTCCCGCTTATTCCTGCAAATCGGAGTGGCAAACTCGATGGCTACGTTGTCCCTCTGCAACGTAAACCCATCAAATTTCAAAGGGTTGTGTTTTGTTCCATGTTCATCGTCACCCAACAATCCCTGTGATGGCACCAGTTTACCTTCGGGATTGTACACGAAGAACTCCACATCCGAACCCACCGTGAATTTCATGATCCCTCCTTTACTTTTGCAGAATGTGCGTCTTAATGTTTTGTTTCAAGGTATCATTGGAAACAGCGCAAGACACCAGCCCAACAATACCACCTGAGTCATGGAATCTGTCGAGTGTCATATCTTTGTATCCCTGGAGAAACGAAATCTTTTCCCGATTCTGCATGATGCGGAGAAAGTAGGGAGCAGCAGAGTAAACGTAGGATCTGTCGTTGCCGTGGATGCTATCCACATTACTCTTCAATTTACTCATGTATTCCTTAGCAGTTGCTAACTTCTCTTTCAATAGCTCTTGAGCACCTAACCGTATCATCAATGAATACAGGGATATGGTGGCAGGTGCTTCAAGCCATTCCTTACTACCTCTAAAAATGTAGACATCTTTTTTCACAGGAAGTAATTTTGATTCCTTGCGAAATCCTGCATCGTGCTCAAACACACGGATCATGTGCAGGGCATTTTCAACCTCTTCCGCAAAGTTGAAACGGGTGGAGGTAACAGCCAGCCTCAACGCAGAAGTGTCGATCATGGGATCCTTTGACGGATGATAATCAAATCCGTACACGACTTGATAATTGGCTGGAGGAAACAACGTGGTGCGTATTCCATCGTGCAGGTAATCTCTGCATTTTACCCACGGATGGCACATTTGGTACACACCTGCCTCCACTCTACGACAGAGGGAGAACCTGTAGTTAACCTCTTGTGATATTTCGGAGAGATCCATACTCCGTTTTGGCATCTTCAAGGTAATCATCGTGCCTCCTAAAAATTGAGTGCGTGTTGAGCTACTTCCACTGCCTGCTGGATGTAGCTTGCACGGTTATCGTGCGCTTCCACCACCACATTATCCTCGTCGAAACAGCGAGGGCAGATTTCCATTATGTCTGGATTCTGCCGCAAGGAATCGTTGGAGAACCAACGTTCCCCACATTTGCACTCCACCACCAGTCTCATGGCTCCTCCTATACGATTTTAACGGTTTGTTTTGAACTGCTCTCTTTGAATCCCAGATTAGAATACGTATCCTGATCAGATACCCATCCACGTATACGCATTTTCTCGTAACTGTTGTACCAATTATTGAGGAATGTTATGAAATACTCTCCATTCGCAAACAGGCATACAACGTGGCCTTCATCACTTTCCTTGTGCAATGTAAGTTTTACCATAGTTGCACCGTGTTCCTTCCAGATTTCAGAGCAAATCCAGATGCTATGATTGATTCTTCATACGACCAAATCCAAGCACGCAAGCACAGATTATTCGATTGACTGTACAGAAATGTGAAGATGTTCTGTATGTTATTGAATTCCACCTCCTTCCCCTCCGCTTTAATACATAGAGTGTGTCCAGGAGCATTCGCAGGTTTAATCGAGATCTTGATCATATTCATAGCTGCTCTCCCACGGATCCGCCTCATCCCCCAAGGGGATGGGAAACTCAGTTTCATACCCGAAATCTTGGTCCCACATATCACGAATAAGCACAGTTTTATGCGGACCGGGCAACTCATTGAGACAACGATTAAAAGAAGCAATGTCTGAGTCTGTGTGTAGTGGTTCAACCATGCGTACTGTGTATCTGTACACCCCCTTCCCATGTGTCATTGATTCAACGGACAGATACGAATCACAAGCCGTGGCTTGCGATCCGCAGAGCATAACACCGAGCACTGCAATTCGAATGGCGAGTTTAATCACGTTGTCCTCCATATCCGTGTAATCTTGTACCGTTTCCACATTGGAAGCCGCATCCATTGACCCCATACAATATCCCATCCGGGGTCATTTTCCCCTACCGAGTAGCAATCATCGAAGAAATAGAGGAGCTGTACCATTTCTCACCTCCTGCAAACGAGAAAACCGATCACAAGCAGTATGCCTATGACCGTGTAAGCAATGAGATCTTGAATTGGTAACTGTACAGCGTGAATGTAGTCATACCGTAGTGGACCCATGATTAGAACCTCGCAAGAAGATGGTAAATGTCATTCAAATACTCTTGCTTGTGCATGTAGAGATGCAAACTGGCAAGCACAAGACAAGATACCATAACCACATTCCACATGAAATTGTAAAGCTTGTTCATACATCACCACCAAATCATGTAAGCGGTTAATCCCAGGAACAACAGAACATACAACATGGCAAGATACAGGATTGTCATACAGCACCTCTCCGTTTACGGTTAGCTTGCAACACTTCCTCCGAGGTACAATGTCTGGCAACATCTGAGAAATACTCCACGTTATACCCACCGCATCCATTGTGCTTGAATTTGTAGCCCCACATATTGCCAGCTCCAGTCAATGGACGATGCCGCCTCTCACTTTCACCTTCAGCCCCATGCATCACTTCTTGATCCCGTTTCAACGTATCCTCCACCTGTTTCCTTGTGCGTACACTGTCGTACCGTTCCACCTTACAGTTACGTCCAATCTTGACAGCGTAGTGCTCATCTGTCAACAGTTTCTTTTCGGAGCGAGGCATATCAGGTATGCAGGATGGGGTGTTTGGAGTATCGTCAACCGATATTTTCGCTGTAGATATGGGCTTATGCGTATAGCGTACAAACCATGTAACGGACATCTCCCCGTTTTTCAAGAGGGTATAGGCTACAATTTCACCCGATGCAAACCCACGGCGCAATGCCCTATTCAAATAGCCCCAATTTACACGGGCTGTATGATCTCCAAATAACGAGGCCGGAAGTGTACCAGCCATCCGTCTGCTGATAACATTCCGGTCTCCATCGTCAAACTGTGGCTTACGTTGCCAATTCAAGAGTTGCATAGCGTGCTCCATGTTAGGGGTTAGAGTTTGAGATCATAAGCAAGCGCACAATCCATATGGATCATGCGCTTGTTATTGCCTCAATCCTCTGGTCTACAGTTGCACGTAGACGACCTTACTCTTGGCTTCTTTCGCCTGCGGCATGGCGAACAGCCGGACCTTGAACTCATTCAACAGCCCGGCGGGTGGATTAAACAGCGCCGCTTTCTCGTCCGGGGTGAAGATGTCGGCCAGCCCTTGCACTTTCACCGCTGCGGCGATCTTCTCGCAAGCGGTATTCAACTTGCGGATCACGTTCGCCCGTTTCGCCCTGGTAATGATCTCTTTCTTGAGATCGCTGTCAATGGCATCGACGAGATCTCCGTCCGTCCGTCCGTCTCCCTCGAAAGAATAGACCATGTACGCCAGTCCGTCTACGTCTCGCACATACCCCATACCAATGGACAGTTCACGTGCTTCCTGCGGCGTTAGCGTTGCACCGTCCAACTTCACGCCCCACTTGGAAACATCGGCGGCGTTTGGCTTCCCCTTGGGCTTGATCATGGAAGCATCGCTTCCAGCCGGAAAGCAAAGCACGTCAAACGCCAGACTTTTCCCGCCCATAACCCATGCGCCCTTGGAGTCAAGGCGCGGTACGCGAAC